GTAGCCAGTTGGATTGCCATCTTTATCAAATCCCGTTGGGAATTTAAGATTAGCCATAGCTTGTACACCTTTTGCAATCCCGGTGAGTGCTTTACCCATTCCACTGACAGCTGAAATACCCATAGCAACTACTGATTGTCCACTAGTATTACCTGTTAATGCAGATAATAATGAAGAACCTCCGCCTGGGTATCTAGTACCAATCTCACCGAATACAGTTGCCAACACAGATGTAATCATACCTGCATTTGCAGCAACTCTAGCTGGAGCATCAGAGTCCATTGACTCAAACTCAATCGGGTTGCCCTCTTTATCAAATTTAGTTGGAAACTGTAGATTAGCCATTGCCTGCATACCACGTGCGATACCGGTCAAGGCTCTACCCATGCCCATTGTTGCATCTATTCCTTGAGCAACTACAGAACCGCCACTAAATAAGCCAGCAGCTCCACCTGGATATAGAGTACCTATCGTACCAAATGTTTCTGCTAGACTAGATACTATCAGATTAACATTAGTATTTAAATTTTTAAGATCTGCCTTCTCAGCAACCTTTTGAAACTCTGCAATACCCTTACCAATTGATAGTAGAGCAACACCAGCTGTAATAAACGCGGCGCTACCTAACAACATTCCTGCTGCTGTGATTGGATTCACTGAAACTCCATCTGCAATGGCATCCATCATAACCTCAAAGTTAGACTTCGCGCCACCAAAGAATCCTGTTTGGCCTGAATCCCCAAATATACCACCTTTGCTAAATAGTTTTTTAGCAGGTAGTGCTGATAAAATTGCAACTCCGCCTGCGATAACCAGCACAGCAACTCCTGCTACTAACATTGCAGCAGAACCAAGTAAAATAAGAGGTGAAGCTGCACCAGCAGCAGCCATTGCAACAGCAAGGCCACCAATCAAAGCTCCCATCTGGCCAATACGTTCCCATGTGTCTTTTTTAGGTAGTGCAGCGTCTAATGCTGCAACACCACCTGCAATAACGATCAAAGAAATTCCTGCGACAATCATTTGAAGTGCACCAAGTGCAATTAAGCCGCCACTAGCTCCTGCTAGAGCCATTGCAACACCAAGTCCACCAATTAGAGCTCCCATCTGACCAATACGCTCCCATGTATTTTCTTTAGGTAGTGCAGCATTTAATACGTATACACCAGCACCGATTATAATTAGTGAGATTCCTGCTATAGCCATTGCGACTGCACCTTGTGCTATTGTTGAAGCGCCTTTACCTGCTAGATAAAAGCCAGCACCTAAAGCACCAACCACTACAAAAGCTTTTAACGTATCCCATGATAGAATATCGCCAGGTACTAACATATCAAAGAAATAGAGTGAAAGACCCAATGCTAAGATTGAAAGAGCAACAAAGCCCATAGCTTTAGCTCCTTTAAGAATAGTATCGCCAAATATTCCTATTATACCAAATGCAACTGCAGTACCTGCAATAACTGCTCCTATTTGTAGTATGTCTTCAGGTGGAGGTGCTATAATATTAAATAGAGCTAGAGCAACACCAAGTGCTAGAATAGATATGGCTGTTTTAAGCATTGCTTTCGCACCCATTTCAATCTTGTCTAAGATCTTCATCTGATCTAGAAGCCAGAATGTACCACCGATAATCAAGAGTGCACCTGCTGTATAGAATGCTCCTTTGAGCATATAAGGTCCGATAAAGCTAATCAGAGCTAGAGAAACTCCGATTGCTAAAATACCTAAACCTAAATTCAACATCTTCTTGCCAAAGTCATCGTCTGTATCAAGACCTCCTATTAGACTTAGGCCAATAGCTAAGATCGCCATTGTACCAACAAAAATAAGAGCTCCTTTCATAAGCTGAGCTCCCAAAACTGTAAATACATACAAGCCTGCTGCAACAGCTAATAAACCTAGGCCTAGAGCTGCAATACTTTTATTAAATTCTGAAACTTTTTCTAGAGGTATAAGTACGTCGATCAACGCTAATACTCCACCTAGTATTAAGATTGAGCCTGCTGCGAAGAATGCACCCTTTAGCATCTGAGGTCCAATTAGACTAATCAAGGCTAAGACGCCTCCTAAGACAGCTATCCCCATGCTTAGTTTAAGAAGAGCATCTGCCTGTTTCTGTGCGGCCTTTGGATCTAACATAGTACTCATGATCTGAAGTACCTTAGTGATACCAATTAAAATAAGACCAGCATATAGAGCTCCTTCTATTGCCTGCATACCAATTAGACTAACAAGAGCTAGTGAACCAGCTAGTGCTAGAATACTTAAGCCCACATTACCCAACAAAGAAATATTCTTGAGCGTCTTTTTATCCAGTCCTTCTGCTGCAAACATTAAGCCATTTAATGTAAACATCAGACCCGGCACCCAGATAGGTGCTAACAGGGCACTCACTACTAAAAGTGGTGTTGCTATTATCATACTGATAGCAAAGCTAACGATAGCATCCCCTATCTCGCCAAGCTTAACTAGGCCGCCGACTAGAGCATCCATCTTCTTGGCAGCTTCTTTGCCATCGGGCAATTCATTCAATGCCTGTACTAATATCTGAAAACCTTTACCGAGAGGCTCCATTGAATTACCGACAATGGCTAGAGCCTTAGCATCTTTAATAGCCTCCTTACCGGATGCTGCACCGTTGTTAGCAATTACGCGCAACAGTTTGACCATCTCATCCATCTTAGTGAATAAGACGCCACCAACAGTCACGGAAGCAGCGGTCAGTTCACTGGCCTCTGCTATCCGATCTAGTTGTTTTGATTGTTCGCCTATTTTATCAAAGGCGCTTTTTAAAAAGTTTAAATTCACTTAGAGACTAAGTCTTTTTTTATTGATGCTTTATCTATATATCTTTATAGCTTTGGCATCTTAAGACTAGGAGTCTTTAGATTAGGGACCTTGGGCATCTTTGGCGTTTTAAAACTGTTTGTTCTTTCATTAGCCTGTTCTTGTTGGTCCTTGTTCTGTTTGTTTCGTTCCTTAAGATGTTCCTGCAGATTCTTAACATAGTACCAATATTCATAGTAGTACATGTTTTCAATCTCTGAAGGCTGCATCCTAAGATGTATACCCAGGTAGAACTTAGTCTTAAAGTAGTTCTCTAGCGAGATCTGAAATAATGAAAAGACTTTTGATGCCACCTGGGAAGTCAAGAGGGGCTTTCGCAACCTCCCCGTCGATTTCTTTTTCAAGTGTTGTTTCTACACCGATCTTCATGCGTTCTGCTAATCGGTAGATCACCATAAATTTCTTTTCATCCCAACCTTTATAGTCAATCTCTAGTTCAAAGATTTTCTTCATGTTGATGTTTCTCCAGTCACTGACAATATAAGGTAGGACTTGAATAAAAGCCTTATCAAAATCAATACCCTTCTCTTGACGATCTTTAAGGTATTTAGTGATTTCTTGCATAACACCAATTGTTGGTGGATGCATTCTCACTGTACCTGCAGATCTAGTTTTAATTACATAAGTACGTTCAGCTGCAGAATAATATTTCTCAATTTCTTCTGGAATCTGATTAGGTACTAGGTAACGTGTTGATAATTCGATTTCAACTTGCTTGTTAGATTCTTCCATTTTACCCTTAAGAATAATCTTATTCTCTGGTTCTGGAAAGGTCAAGTCCCTTACTTTAAGAAGTAAAACAATTCTATCTTCTTCAAGAAGATCTTTGAATGAGAGTCTTCTAGTGCCAGCCTCAAGCTTACAACAAGATTCAACAATTGAGTTTAACTTCTCTTCCATGTCAAGGTAGTTAGCCTCGTCCATTGTTGAAAAATGTCTAATCTCAGCTGCTTTGGCAGATCTAATCTGTAGTTTGAATTCAGCTGGATAGAATTTACCCATTGAAGGCAAATCTTCTAGATTAACAGTGTGCCAGCCTAAGATGTTATCTGAGCTCTCAGGCGTTTCAGGTCCAAAGTTACTCATGTCAACTCTACCTAGACCTTTTGAGTCAATTACATTCTCAATTGCATCTGCTTCAGCGTCTACATTTTGATGTGCGTTTGTGTTGATTCCTTGGTCTTTAGCATCAAGCTGTCTAGCTAGATCCTCTTGGTTCATGTTCTTGTTTTCGTTATCCATATTTACTTGTCTTTTAAGTTTTTAAGATCTTTTTTTATTGTTTGTCTTTCTTCTTTAGTTCGCTTACTCAATTCATTTTGGATTAATATACGTATGAACGCACTAATAGAAACTGGCCTTTCCTCCTTTTCTAAAGCATCATTCAATATAATCCTATTGACCTGAGCAACTTCATCTTCTGTCAAAAGCACTTGCAATTTCTTTGTCAGTTTATGATTGTTCATTGTATATTATGTTGGTATTGTAATATGTTTCAAGTTCAAAAAAAAGAGAGAGACTTTAAAAGGCCTCTCTCCTTAAGTGATTTAATACTTATTAGTTTAATTCTTCAGCGAATACGTCGCTTCTCCATGTAACTTCTAAAGTTTGTGGATCTGCTGATTCATAAGATAGTTCACCTGTGAAACCTAAACCTGATGTGATGAATGCATCATCAAGTGTTACTTTTCTGTAGATGTCACCCTCTCTGTTGAATTGTACAATTACGATCGTACCAACATAATTCTTTTTCAAGCCCATTTCACCAGTTTCCGGGTTGTATGCGTTTCTGTACCATTGTCTCATAGTCTTGTACAGATATGCTTGATTTGAATCATTTAGGTTTAACGTAAAGTTAACTGTTACGTCAATTGCTGAGCCATCAGGCATACCAGCATAAGATCTAGTTGAGAACTTATACTTCTGCTCAACGGCTGCAACTTCTCTATGAAGAGCTTCCAAACCCGAGATTGAGTTTACATGTTGTAATAGTAGTTCTTGACCAGAAACTCCGGTTGGAGGTAGAATAGTTACCTCAAACAGGTTAGCCTGTACTGGTTCGAACTGCTTACCTTTCTTGCTGGTTTGGTCTTCTGAATAATGTGGTAAAGCCATTTTTATCTTTCTTTTATTTTATATATCTTTCGTTTCTTATGCAAAGTTTCCTGTTGCGATTTCACCAGTGTTCAAAATAGTAACACGTGATACAAGAATTTCAAGACCTTTAACCGGTTCAACGTATGTATCTAAGATACCCATGTTGTTATCGATTACTTCGTTAGTGTTATTTGTTGTGTCCATAATGTTTCTATAGTCATAAACACCACCGTCTTTCTTAACTGACTCCATGAAGCTGTCAGCTAGAGTTTGGATCTCTAATCTTGTTTGTGCGTTGTTGAATTCGAACAAGTAGTTTTGTAAGATTGCAGCTAGACCATCTTCGATGTAGATCATTGCCTCTCTTACGTGAGCTGATGAAAGAGCTGACTGGATTGACTGTTGAGCAGTCTTGTTACCTTTAATTACAATACCAACACCTCTTTCGAATACGATTGGGTTATAACCAAATGGCTCAAGTACGTCTCTGTCATTCTTGTCGAACGCAAATTCAACACCTTGTACGCCAGTACCACCTACAACACCTCTTCTTGGACCTGCCACGATTGACCATGGTAGAGCGTCGAAGTATTTGTCGATGTAGTTGTTTGATACGTAAGCTGCTGGTGGAATCACCTTAGTTCTTCCATTCTCTAGTACATTCAGACCTGGACCGTAGTAGAACGCAAAGTTTGCGCCTTCGTTCAGTGAAGGTAGAGTGTATAGTGCGGTTGGGTTAAGGTTTAAGTTACCACTTGTTCCAACGTATCTTGTTTCAAATTCACCAGTGATCTCGTTCATGAACGATGGGTTTTCAGAGTTTTTAAGTTCTTTAACCATCGGTGCATTCAAGATCGCACTTGCGTTTTGTCTATCTTTACAAAGTTGAGCAATTTCTTCTTTGTTCAAGATACCACCTGCTTCTAAAGAACCAAATGTATCTACAACGTATCTAAAATCGATTGCGTCTTTGTCGATAAGAGTATTAGAAAGACCGTTACCCGGCTTTAACATTGTTAATAGCTCAGCGATTGTCTTATCAGTTTGAGTTGCACCCTCAATCGGGAACATCTTGTAAACCTCAGTTGCTTCGTCGTATGATTTAAGAGCATACTCTGGTTCAACTGTCATATTTCTGTGACATACAAACTCGTAAGAGTAAGTTGTGTTACCGCTACCATCAACTGTTGCTGTTAACTTCTTAATCTGTAAGATTCTAGCTAGATCACCTTGGTTTACATTGGTAGGTAAGTACATGCCCACTTTAACGTCCATTCCATCTGCTGTAGGATCCAAGTTAAATGGAGGTTCTGTTGCACCTGGTGCAACTGTTTTAGACATTGTAAAGATACCTGCTCCTTTGTCAAAGAAATTCCATCCTGTTGGGAACATCACTGTTCTTGCATTCTCAGCAATTGTTACAACTACAAATGGATTGTTAAGTGTATCACCGCTAATAGCTCTTACGTAAGGTGTTAGAGTAGTTTGTGGGTGACCTCCTGTTGTTGTATCGTAGAAAGATGCATCAAAACCAACGTTTCCAGCTGGGCTAATAGTTATTAGATCATTTGCTACACTGATGTTAGAAATTTGTACATACTCTCCGGTGTTTTCAGATTTAAGGAAAGTAGAAGTGTTTAGTGCATTTGGCGTCCATGGGTTTGGATTTGTTGGATCACCTACACTGCCTGCTGCAATTTCAATTTCACCATCTTGGTTAACAGAAATATTAGCCGTTGCAAATGTGGCTGCAGTTGCAGTACTGAAGTCTTCATACTGTGCCTTGCTTGGAGCATCTGAACCTTTAAAGGTAATGGTTGAATTTGTACCATCATCACTAATTGTATCGATTTGTACGTATTCACCTGCGATTTCTGAGTATAGCCATTTATCTGCTACAACATCGACTCCTGTTAGGAGTGCTGTAGTAATACCGTAGATAATCATATCACCTGCTGGATTGATTTCAACAATTCTACCATCAGGGTTAACGCCATCTGCTAATACAATACCGCTATTTACGTCTTCTTGTACTACTAAGTGTGAAAGTAGTTCGTAGTCTTGGTAGATGTTAAAATCAACACCAACCATGTCAATTGCTCCTAGAGCGTCTTCATTAACCGCACAGAAAAGACCAGTTCTTCTAGCCTCATTGTTGATTAGGGTCTCAATGTAAAGTTGACGACCTTCGTTGTCTAAGAATTCTGGAATTAATGAACCAGTGTACTGAGCTAGTAACTCAACTTCTCTTAGTGCTGTAAAGTTAGCTAGTTGACTTTTAATAAGACCATCGCCCGTAAACATTGCACCGTAAGTTGGATCGTTGTTTAGATCAAATGAGTCAAATTTACCTTTGAATACAAGTACTTCAACCATATAGTCTGATACGTATTCTAGTGGATCTACACCTTCTGGTACTTCACCTTCTCCGTACCACTCTCTTGCTGTTACGTTAAAACCGTCTGTGTTTGCAGCTTGTCTAACGATGATTGTGATTGGAGTTTGCTTAATGTTTACGAAAGTAAGAGCGTTTGTTGAAGATGCTGTTGTGTTACCAGCTATTGCTAGTACTTTTTCATCATCTGGTGACCAGAACTTACCGGTATCGAAAGCCTTGCTAAACTCATCAGTTAGAGTTGCAGCAGTTAGACCTTGATCGCCACCTGCAGTTACTGGTGAAACGCCGTTGATTAGATCGTTTTCGTCTTTTGCAGTTAGGTTCATTGCCAAGATCGGGCCTCTTGAAAGAGCTTCAAGCGCTGATCTGTGGAAGAACATTCCCTTTCTTTCTAAAGACTTGTCAATACCGCCGAATACTTGAACGAACTGCTCAGTATCTTCGATTAAGACTGGTGTGTTGTAAGGTCCTTTTCTAGAGCGACCAACAACTAGTCTAATAGTCTCAACAGGGATATTAACCGTCTGTGATTTGTCGAACTCTAGACGATATACGCCTGAGCTCTTGAACTGTTGTAATTGAGGACTTAATGCCATTGTTATTTGTTCTTTTTTTTTAGATTCTTTGTTTATATATCTGTGCTACTCACGTTTTTTACTTCAGTAGATCGTAAATATCGAATTGTAAATCTCCTTGTGCGTCATTGTCTTTATAAAGTACTCTTTCCATTTCTGTATGTAGACTGTCATCAATCACGTCAAGTAGTTCTTCAATGTAGTCTGCGTAGTCAGTTGTATTTAAAAATTCAGTCGCTGTAATGGCAGTAATGATAATATCGTCATGGCCCATTTGAGCTGCATAACCACCACTTCTACCTTTACCAAAAAGACTAGCTTCTTGTACTGTTTCTTCGTCTGTTATATTTATTCTATTGTTCTTATATAATTTTGCAAAGTTCTGACAGAATATTGCTTTATTATCTGCTTTTAATTTAATACCTGGTTTAAGAGTTCTAGAATCATGTCTGTGTTTAAATCTTACAATCATCTCATCGTCAAAGTCATTTCTTTGTGGAAATACAGTTGATAGGTATTTGAATAAGACTGTACCATAAGTATTGTATTCCACAATCATCTTCACGTTTTCGTTGTAGAAGACTTCAACTGCTAAAGTATAAAGTATCTTTGCAAAGTCTTCAATCACATGTTCATTACTTCTAAAACGACCAACCTGCTCTAGTTTAAAAAAGTCATACATCGCGCCTGGATTATTCACTAGATTAATCTCTTTAGAGGTCATCGGTTGAATCTCAAAGATATTAATTACCGAGAAGTCACCACCGTTACCTTCAGCAATATCTACAGTAAAGAGCCAGTAACGATCTTCAGTTCTACACTCTTCAACGTCAAAATCTGGGTGGAATTCTAAGAAGCCTTCCACGTCAATACTAATATCTTCAAATTGATCTAATTCTCTACTCGTATACTTTGTCTTTGACTTGCGCATCTTCTTTAGATCAACTGGGTCTAAAAGCAGATTAGAAGAGCTTACAAATTCATTTCCATATTGTCTGTTAAAAGCTTCGATAGAACCTAAATTCGCAAGCTCTCTATTATACCATGTGTCGTCTCGATCTGGGTGTTCCCACCAGTCAATTCGCATCGGGTGGTATTCATTCTCATTTCGTTCCGCAGCTGCATAGATCTGATAGAATTTATTAAAACCATTTGGTGTTGAAGTAATTGTGATCCTAGATACTTTAGATGCTGACAGTGTTGGATAAACGTTTTCATAGAACGCATCGACAATCGCTGGATGGATATGTGCAAACTCATCTAGAAACAGATTATGAATAGTAAAACCAATACCTGCTTTTGCTGTAGTTGATTGACCGGCCAGGCGACAACCGTTGTCACATCGCACATTCATTACATCATACTTGATAATACCAGGCTTCATAAAGAAGGGTAAGTTCTCAACAACAACCTTAGTCTTATCAATAATTTCTTTTGTAGTATCTGACTTATTTGCTAGGATTAGCGTATTCTTGTCTGTATTAAAGATTAAGTACCATGCATTATAGATTGATGCTGTAATTGTCTTACCCATCTGACGCGACGCGAGTACTATATTAAAACGTTCATGTTGGAAATTACGCAACATGTGTTTTTGATATTCACGTAAGTTAACGTTCTTAATTCCATCATCTGTCATTACAACAGCATACTTCTCTGCAAAGTAGACAATATCTGTGGCACACCTTGCTAGTTCAGCAACCTCAGCATCAGTATATTCAAAGACAACATTACCACGTCTTAGAAATTGTTTACCTTCATAAAAAGGCATCTTAACCTTAGGTCGATACCCCTGGTCAAGAGCTAAAAGAAGATCGTTAATCTGTTTTGTAGACCAGACAATTCTGTCAGATTCTACATCAGATTCTCCTTTTGGGATCCATTTATTATCTCCTACGTAATCGCTCATAAATTAGTCTTCGGTTTCTACGTCCTCAATGTCTTCAATGTCTGCTTGGTTAATACCCTGTTGGATGGCCTGCATTAGATCCTTAGTTCCACGCTGTACGTTTCTGCTGCTACTGTCACCACCGGCTTCTTCAATCTCGCGTTTATCATCTCTTTTCTTATAGATTTCAATATCACGTGCTATTCTTTTGGTAGCCTCTTCGGCTGCCATCAGGTACATGGTCTGCGATTTGATGATGTCTAACATTGATTTCTGCAGAGTTGCAAGCACTTCAAACATTCTTGGTGCCAATTCACCGTGGTCGATTGTTTGTAATAGTGTAGTCAGGGCTCTTTCACCGGCTTGTAGTTGATAGATTAATGATGACATTGTCATCTCATCCATCTTCTTTTTAGCCTGGATATATTCATCCTTCTCGATAATATCTGCATCGAGATAGAATTTCATCAAGCTTGTAATGGTCTTCTTGGCCTTCTTAGTGGCCGATGCTTTCATATCGCCATAGTTGGCTGGTGCCATTAACTGTGTATTTCTCTGTGTTGCTGGCAGGTCTCTTGGATCAGATTCAACGTCAATTGACTCTTCATCACCGATTAGATTATCTAACTCACGTCTAATCTCGTCTGCCTGCTCAGATATACTTCTTTTATCTTCGCTCATAAATTATACTTTTATATAGTATATATCTAGCTTATCTAGACTGGCTGTACCTTCTTAACTGAACTGAAGGAATAGCATTATCGATCACGTGTGCTAGTTGAGAATCTCTAACAACATATTGTTGTAGCACGTTTGTGTGTTGGTCTTGTCCGATTGTCTTCTGGAAGATTCTGATGTTAGTCGCATCCATTTTAGAAGGCATAAGCATCCAGTTCTTAACTGCTGGCCAGACATATGGGCTCGTAAATGTTTTAGTCTCGTTGAGTCTAGAGACTAGTGTTTTAGTAGCATTGCTTGGCGCCTGTCGGTTACTATTCGGGTCTAATCTATACAAGTTACATGAAGTCTGACTAAACGTATTGCTTAGGTTAAAGACTAGGCCATACCACACGTTATTTTCTAGGTTTAAGCCGCTGCCAAAGATCTGCGTGTCGTCATTAATATAAGCCTTTATGCTTGAACCGTTTGTTGTAATCTTAAGGCCTTTATTGTTGTTAAAACCGTCTATAATTACCTGCTCAGTTGTATCTACTAGTTTAGGTCTAAACCAGATCGTAATTGCTAAGTTTTGGTCTTCCGTTAAGCTTGATGTTTTATTGTATGCTACAAGCTCCATTGACTTGTCTACTGTAGAGTCTAGATCATAATTATTTTTAGAGACTACAGTCCATTGATTTCTTAACTCGGCATCCGAGATCGTTAGTTTTTTATGCAGTCTAGCTCTAACACCATCACTCACTTCAGCATAAACAGTCTTATACTGTGTTGGTTTAGTTATCTTCTCAAACTCTTCTTGGCGCTCTTCGCCAAAGACTTCTTCTACGCCAGTTGTTAGTGCATCAAGTTCTTGCTCTACTGTTTCATCTTCATGGATATTGCTAGTACGCTCTTCATATTTGCGCAGCATTAGTTTCCAGTAAGTTAGGTCCAGATTAAACTCATCTGCATATGCAATTGAGCTAACCTCATACATACGGTTCATTTTTGGAAAGTAGAGATAGTCTCTGCTGCGTGGGCTTGGCCCAATACCGAATGCTGTCTCAAACTGCGTCTTGGTTAGGTGGATTTCAAACTCATCGAAGCCCATACCAAAAATGTCATAGTTAAACTCTCTTGTTGGAAATTCGTTGCCCGGCACCATGATCTTTAACTCAGCCGACTCTTTTACGTTATAGAGTGAATACTCTTTTAAGATTACGTCACGACTACGATCATCTGGCTCAACTCTAAAGTATTTTACTGGATGGCCCCACATTTCAGTTGAAACGTCTGTAATTTGACGGTAAACTGAAGTTGGTTTAGTTAAGGCATATGGGTCCCACATTTCATCTGTACATTCTGCTATGATATTTGCACAACCTGTCATTGCATATGGGTCTACGCATTCACCACAGAATTCTGGACAGCTAATAATTGTACCATCAGCAGTACTTAGTTCATAAGTCAATGAAAGTAGTGTTATCTTGTTAACATTGCTTAGTCTATCAACTTCTAGCCTAAGTTCAATCCAAAGTGGTTGATCTGGGTCAAAATTAAGTCCTAGTAGATCATATGGTCCATTGTTAGTTGTCAAAGGTAGTAGCTGGCTCATCTCACCAGCCTCTTCACCTTGCGACCAACGGTATTGATATGTAAAAAGATTGTTTGCGTCTTCTGGTAAATAGAAAGTCAGACCACTTGCTGTAAATGTCGGTGCTTGTGTAACTGTAAACGTATTCGCGTCAACTACTTGGTCGACTGTATAATATTCATTACCTACGATAAACTGATCTCCTGAGATTAAACTCAAGTTCGTGTTAGTGCCAGTAACTGTGGTAGATGCAGCCACAAAGTTAAGAGTGCCACTAGTGTTTGGTGTACTAACACCAACAACTGATGTCCAGCTTAAAACGCTTTGTACGTTTAAGTATGGATTTTCTAGCTTTGCATATATTACATCACCGATCTGGTCTGCTGTAAAATTATTTACCATTGAGGCTTAAGTCTGTATTTTGTTTATATATCAGACTCAATATCGGTGATTAAGAGTATTTCTGGGTTATCAACCTCATATACTTCAAAATAATGTATAATTGCGTTTAAGAGTGTGAAGATCTCGTTTGTATTGTTTTCGTTTAAGTAGTTGTCAATTCGGTTTAAAAGATCTTGGGTCTTAATCACTACAAAATGTTCACCTCGTTTAAAGACGCCCATTTTGATTAATATCTTATTTAAAACATAGATCTGATGTTCATTGAAGTGTTCAAATAGTCTAAAAGTACCTCTTAGTGTTTTAATGCTGAATTTAATAGTCTTCATCTGATCGATTTCAACAACACGCTTATAGTTCATATTCTTGTTGAGAGTAATCTTTACCCAGCGTATGTTTTCCATGTTGTCGAAGATCTTCTTGATAAAATAGATTGAAGTGGCTTCTTTGTGCATTAAAGAGTCACCGATAGAATCTATCCGGTTTAGGTCATTATGGAAATAGCTATTGATTATTACGTTAAGGTCACTAAATGAGATTAAGACCGAATCGTCTGTTAGTTTCCTAGAATTATAATGGCGCGTGAGGATGCCCCAGATCTTTAGATCAATAGAGTTATACTTATAGAGTGTGATGTCTATTATCTCTGAAAATGTATCTTTATTTTGAGTAAACATCAACCTGCTCTTCAATCTTTTTTAAGTCGGCGTATAGACTTTCTTTGGCAAACTGCTCAAGTTCTTTAAACTCTCTGTTGCCAATTTCATTCTTCTCCATATAGATTCTAACGGCACCTTCGCTTGGAATATATTTATCCTTGGCTGTGGTCTTAGCCTTTTTAGTTTTAGTGTACCACCAGCCGGGCACAGACTTAAATCGCATAGCGACCATGCTCCATGATTCTACAACTGCAGCTCCGTTGATCCCGTTGTGATTAAAGAGATTAGCGTTACTTGGGAACTTAATAGCAAAGAAGCGATTAATCATAAAGTGATGGCGCTTCTTGTTGTGGTTCTTAATTTTATAAAATTGATCTCGCTTCGTAAACATGATCTTTACGAAGTCAAATAGTTTAGTTTCGTCTAACATATTATTTTATCCAGTCTAAAAATGCTAAATGGTAAGCATCCAGTAAAGTAAATTCTGTGTCGGATGGGCGTTCTTTCCATATTTTTTCAGCACTCTCTTTGACTTCCAGTCTTAAACCATGAGCATTAGCTTCGGATAAAATCTCTTGTATCGTAATCTCTTCTTGTAAAGTATGCATTAGAATAAGTTGTTTAAGTTTTTAGTCTTAGGTGTTGTTTTTGTTTCTCTGTCCGTGCTCTTTTTACCGACCAGTTTCATTGGCTTTACCGGCTCTTCTTCTGGAATGTCCATACCTGCAAATGCATCTGGGCCAGCGTTATGCTTCTTCTCTAGCCAATCGGTACCTGCTAAGATCTTATCCATCTCAAGCAGTGTTTCCACGTTATTTAAAGCACCTTCCCAGTCAGTTTCAATAGCTGCAAAGATAGCTTTTTGAATTGCATCTGGGATAGTTCTAGTGTGTAGTAGCATTAACGCAATATTCTTAGTCAGACTAGCCTTAATCAAGTTTGTATTACTGTGGCCGACAACTCTGTAGATAATATCGGATAATGCGTCTTTGTGCTCTGTAGAAAAAAGATAGTCAATTGTAAAATCTGCATGTTCTTTTGTAAACTGATCGTAGATCTTATCAGCCATTTTATCAGTAATTGAGTAAGTTCTCAACTTACCATTCTTCATCTCTTTCTGCCAAGTCACAACTGACTGGATGTTATCCGACTTGTCACCTACAAGCATCTTAGTAAAGATAAAACGATCACAGTCAACTTCTTCAATTGTAACTTTATTTTCTTTTACCCAGTCTAAGATTCTAGTCTGATAGTCGTCTCTAAGCATATGCTGACCGCCCATGTTGAATAACATGTCGTCTCTATCCATTTTCTGTGCTGCAGACTTTTCCATGTCTTCAACAAAACCAGGATATGCATACAGAGTTCTCTTAGTGTTATAGTACCAGATTGTATGTGCGTCGTTTGCAGTTGAATGATTAACTAATTGGATTAAGTCACGGTCACCAGTCCAAACGATACAGCTTTTGCCGCGATCGTTCAGCATTGTTGACCAACCAAAGAGAACATCATCTGCTTCAGCACCGCTGATCTGATGTACTGTTACACCATGCTCTTGCATGATCTTTTGGAATTCTTCATAAATTGAGTAAACTGCAGTCCAGTCTACATCACTCTTTTGTTTTCTAGTACCTTTGTATTCTGCTTCTGGGTATAGGTCTTTACGCCAAGACTTAGAGTCAACTGCAATGACAACGTCATCCACAAAACATTTAAGCTTGCGCATCTCAGATGCAAAGTCAATTGACAGTTTACGCATAAACTGTGCTTTTTGTTTATCATCACCTAGAAGCATACCGCTCTTAGGTTTAGGCAGAACAAAAAGGCGGCTAAAGACAAAGTAGTTGCCGTCTATTAATAGTGTATGTTTTCCCACCTTCATATTGTTATCTTTTACGTACAGTACAAATATAATAAAAATATTTGACACTGAAAAATTATTTTACAAAAATCTTGTTATTCTCTTACAATAGTCTGGATCTCATATACACAGCTTAACATGGTTACAACAGGATCGATTACATGGACTCTTTGTGCTTGGTGCTTAGCCACTGTAATAATGATCTGTGGTATATGTTTTACGCTTTGAGATCTTTCTTGTTTTATATATTCGACAAAGTCATCGCCTAGTGTCTGTAAGATGTCATCTGTCTTTGAAGCGTAATTGCTTACCAAGAGCTGATAGTTCTTAGCTGGATCTGTCTCGTTAAAGATTAGATCAAAAACATCTTTATAGACTGAGTTGAAGCGTTTAACTTCTGCTTCAGTAATATGGTTTGTACCTTGTGTTTTATAGCCCTGTAGCTTATTCAAGGTGCTTCTTAGATCTGGGAAGTTACGACGTACAAACTCAACTAATGCTGGTTTTTCAATTGTCATCTCTTCTTGGTTACAGATATTATAAACACGCTTGATATATTTCTTAGTCAATTCAGCCTCTTCTTCCTTGTCAAAGTCAAAGTTAATTACTTCAAATCTGCTTAAGATTGGATCTGGTAATTTATTGATGTAGTTACATGTTGCAATAAAGCGGCTGTTACTTGCAAATATCTCCATTGTTGCACGCAGTGCTTTAAAGAACTGATCCGATACACCGTCAACCTCATCTAGGATTACAACTTTAAAGCTGCCCGGTTTGTCCATAATTGAAACCGTTGAACAGAAGTCAGTGATTCTAGTTCTAATCACGTCAACCGAAGTATCTGTTGATGCGTTAATATAGAGATAAGGCAATTCAAATTGATTGACGATTGCTTTAGCTGCTGATGTTTTACCAGTTCCAGGACTGCCTGCAAACAGCATATTCTGAACTAGGCCATCTTTAAACTTATTCATTACACGATCTGGTAAGATCAACTCGCTTAAATCTTTTGGACGATACTTCTCTGTGAAGAGCTGGTTTATTGACTGCATATAAGTTACTTTTGTATCTTATATGAAAGCTGGCCTCTTAGTTTCACTGATAGATAGTATATATGGCTAGATCTTACGCTGACATTAGAATTGAGAGAACCGGTGGTAGTTATCCAATCAACCGATATGGTATTAAACTGAAGCCTCTTCAGAAAAAGCACCGTAGATTCTTGGTTGAAAACCGTCATATCAAGAAGTGGTCTGGTGATGACCAGTTTATTCACTGCGTCCTTAGAATGCAGAAAGTCAGCACAAAGGATAGTACTGCATACAAAACATACTTTGATTGGCAATCTGAGCGCCCTGTGGACATTAACACGTTTAAAGAGAGTGTCAACACAGTTAATTGGTTATGTGCCATCAGCGGCAAACCAATCAAGTCTAAGTTTATGAATTTTGATCTTGAGAACTTTGTCCACCCAGAATACCATGATGTCTTAAAGGCTCCAATGGTCGACAGCAGGATTCTTAAGAGTTCAATTGAGTTTCGCCGTAAATGTAAAGAACTCCTGCTCAATGAGAGACAGGAGTTCCTAGATCTTGCAAAGAAGAATGCTAAGCGTCGTCTTTGATTACATTAAAACTCTGAATTTATCGGTAATGGATGCTGATTTGAATGCAGGTTTTTCTTTAATATCTAAAGATTCACCTAGAGCTTGTATCTTCTTCATCAGCTCACCAATATCATCCACTAAGCCTTGGTAAAGTTCATCATTGTCTTTAAGTTTTGCTCTCTTCTGTTGAGCCTGTTTAACTTTAATTTCGGCCTGAAGCTTAGCTTTTTCATCATCACCATCTTTAACTTCATCATATGATGCTTTAGCATCTGAAACACCTTTGTCTGCTGCGTCAAGTTCTTCTTGGGTAGGTTCTTTTGATTCATCGTCTTTTGATTCACCCGAACCACCTTTAATATTATCTTCTAATTCTTTGATTTTAGCATCGAATTTAGAGACATCTTCACCACCAGCTTCAGCTTGAGCTTTTCTAGCTTTTTGTTCTGCTATTTGTGCAGTCCATAGTTTTTCTTGAGCTGCTTTAATGTCTTCTTCACTACCGTTATCCTTAACTAGGTCTAGTTCATTTTTAGCATCATCCACTGCAGTTTCTGCAGCTTCAATAGCTTCTTCAGATTTAGTCTTCTTAGAATCTGCAAGTGCCATTTTATCACTATATTCGTCTAGAGCACTTTCAATACTACCAGTAATATCGTCTAAAATACCTTGTGCTTCTGTTTCTTCTTTAGCAACACCACCGTCAATGAATGTATTGGCTGAGATTGCACCTTTAGCGGCATTATAGTCTTTCTTTGCTTTCTTAATAGCCTCTACTTGATCATCAGATGGATCTTCAGCATCAGCACCTTTAAGTGCGTTGATAAGAACGTTAGACGTAGAATAGAGTGCTTTTAGCTTTGCATTAGCTTCCTTCTCTTTTTCTGAACCAGCCTCCGCTCTTTTTGCTGATTCCGCCTCTAATTCTTTAAATTCTGCTTCTCTTTCTGCGTTCTTCTCTTGAGCCTTCTTATTCTCTTCTGCAGCTTCTTTAGCAGCTCTTTCTTTTAATTTTTTAGCATAGTCAGGATTATCTGAATCATCATACTTAAGCTGAACTTCAGTTTTGTCCATGATATGTTTTTGATCCAAATCGGCTTTTATATCGCCTTTGTTTGTAGTCCATCTTTTATTGACTAGTTCTGCTTCAATTTTATTAGAGTTTTCAAAATCACTAAGTTTTGCTTGAATGTCTTGTAATTTTTTAGCACCCTTTGCTTTAACCTGTTCAAGTTGAGCATCTAACTTCTTAGATATTTTTGCTTTAATAGCGTCCTTCTGTTCTGAGAAAGCTGCATCAATTTGAGCTCTTTGCTCTCTTTTCTTTTCACCAGGAATATCTAAATCTTTGACTTTAGCCTTCTTAGCGTCAAACTTAGCTTCAACTTTTTTAAGTAGCTGGTCAATCTTCTCATTTTTTTGTGCCCCAAATTGAGTTTCTGCTTCAAGATTAGCAAGTTCCTGTTTCAATTGAGACTTATATATTTTTGGCCAAGCTACAGTTAGCTTTGCAAAGCTTTTCATAGACTTAAAAGTCTTCATCATCTCTTCAAAAAACTTATTCTCGTAAATAGGTTGTAGAAGAGCCTCTTCAATAATGGAGTCAACTTCTATCATGATCTCTTCTTCCATTCTATCTGAAAGCTTTGCTAGATTATCAATGATATTGTCTACATCTTGAATAATTTCAGATCTTGAAGTATCTGAATTACTTGGTTTAGCATCTACTGTAACTTCAGTAGTTTCTTTTTTTACTGTAGCATTAGTAGAAACACTTTGATCCACTTTAGTAGCCTCAAAGTCTTCAAACATTTTTATTCTAGTTTTAAATTTCATCATAACTTGTATTTTTTAAGTAGCTATAGACTATATATCAGACTTCTATAAACAAAAAAGAGGCCCTCAAATGAGAGCCTCTCTTATATAAACGTGTTATCTAGTTAAAGATTATAGTTCAACGTTTTCAACTTTGAACTCAACGTATTGAGTTTCTGGGTGGAATCCAGCTTCAACCAATGCGAATCTAGACTTAACAGCTACTTTAGGAGCCATAGTTCCTTCAGCAATTGTTTGTACTGATTCAGCCATTAGGTAAGGCATGAATACTAGACCAGCTGAGTTACCGTCACCTTTTCTACCTACTAGGATTCTGTGTGTACCAGCAGAATCACCTAGGTAACCTCCGTTGAAAGGAAGTCTAGGGTCAGTGTAAACGTTGATACCTGCTACAGAACCTACTGGGTAGATTGCACCTGCAACTTGGTTGAACGTGTTAGCCATTGGGTTAGGTACGAAACCTGCGATACCTTGTAGAGCTGAAGCGATTTTAGCATCAACTACTGCGAAGTTACCAGCACCTCTTCTACCTTTGTTAGCGATAAAGTTAGCAGCAGCAAGAACGTTAGTTAAAATTCTTCTGTGTGCTTCACCTCTTGTCTCACCACCATAGTTGGTAGTTGGAGATAGGTCGATAGCAGCTGAGAATGGGTTTTCAGTTATGTTAGTAGCTGCAAGATTTCTCATTGACTTCAAGATGTAGTCGTTGATAGACTGAGTCAATTCGTTAGTTAATACTGCTTCTACTTGAGCAACAGCATCAACACCGAATTGTTTTAGGTCTTGTACTTGCTCTCTAGTTACACCAGCAGCAACTTGGAAAGTTTCAGCAGCAACTGACTTGCTGAATAGGCTTAAGCCCATTAGCTTGTCTCTAGTTGACTCACCTTTTTCTCTTGAGAAAGGAAGAGCGTTACCGTCTGAATCAGCATCACCAGTAAATCCTGGGATGTGATCTTCCATAGCTTTTACTAGTTCAACAGAATCACCATCAGCACCAGCAGCTTCTAAATCAGCAGCTACAGTTGCATCTACGATAGTACCTACTTTAAAGATTGACTTACCGTCAATTCTTGAAGTTCCTACGAATTCGTAGGCACCATTTGTAGAAGTAGCAGTGATGTCTGCAGTTCCAGCACCTGAAGCTTTTACGTAAGTTGGAGCTACAGTACCGTCAGCACCGTTAGCGATAGCGTTAGCAACACCACCTTCGTAAGTGTAGTCTAAGTAAGAAAGTAATCCCATTGGACCTGCCATTGGTACTACTGGTACTAAGTCTAGACCGATAGTTTGAGCAGCAACCTGCATTGCTAAAGGAAGCAATGTTGGAGCTTTGTCACCTGAGCCGTTTGCACCTGAACCACCTACGTTAGCTGTGCTACCGTTAGCTGGGAAAGATACTGCGCCCATACCAGCTAAGTTCATACCTGGGTTAAGTGCCATAATGTTTGCGTCTTCGTACAGCTTGTGATTGTGGCAGTACTCAGACATCCATGCAAGCTTGTTAGATTCAGTAATACCTGTAGCTTCCTCAATGATAGGAGCCCAAGTGTTTCTGATCTCAGCTTCGTTAATTAAATTTGCCATTTTTGAATGATCTTTTTTTATTTGTTTATTCGACATTCGATGGGCTTTCTGCTTCTTTCGCCCTATTCGTCGATCAGTTTATATATCTTCTTAATTTTTGCTTTTTTGCAAGAGTTAAAAAGGAGAGTGAATTAACACTCTCCCCTTAAATTTATAGAATGAACAGATAGATTATTTGTTAAATCTCTTCTTGAATTGCTCAGCGTAACCAGTTACATCGTATCCAAGGCCTTTGTTCTCTTCAACTTCTTTCGACTCTTTAATCATTTCGATCTTCTCCATTACTGAGGCAGATTCTCTTAGATCTCTAGTTTGCCAGAAGTTTCTTACTTGGTATTCTGTTTCTAGTTTATGATACTTAGATTGAGCTAAAATTTGATTATGCTTAGCTTCTGAAAGGTTTGACCATACATCAGCGTATTCTGCTGGCATTGCCTCTAGTACGAATGGCTGTGCCTGTCTAGACTCAACAATCATATTTGATTTTTCGATTAGAGAAACAATCTCAGATTCTGTCATGAAACCTCTCTTAGAAACAATTTGTCTAACTTCAGTTTTTGCAGCTTCGTTAAGCTCGTTGTATTTAGACTGAGTTGTTGAAGATACAATTCTAAAGAATGATGGATTCTCATTCTCAGCTTTAGTTGCGCTTTCAACTAGTGCGTCTAACTTAGAAGAAACTTCTTTCTTGTAAGCTTCTAATGGATCTGAAGCTCCATCTTCGCCTTCGTCTTCTGGCATTTCATCATCAGCCTCTTCTTGAGTACCTTTGTCTTCTTCAGAATGTACTTCTTCTGGAGCATCAACTCCATCAGCAGCACCTTCAGCACCTTCTTCTGCTTCTTGTCCAGCTTCTTCGCCGTCAGCACTTACGTCACCTTCTTCAGAGTTGTCTCCAACTTCTTCAAGTTCAGCTTCGTCTTTCTTAACAACTTCTTCACCTTCAACGCCAGCTTCTTCACCTTCAACGTCACCTTCTTCTTCAACTACTAAGTTTTCGTTGATAGATTCAGCAATGTACTCAGCATATTCTGAGATTGACTGCATGTTTTCTTTTAGATAGTTAACGTACTCAATGATGTTCTCACCTGAGACAGTGCTTTCATTGTGAGCTTCAGCTAGATAGTTAGCAAAGTCTTTCAACTTAGCAACTCCTTCTGCAACGTGCTCAGTATACTGAATACCTTCGTCTAGTTTTTCTGCAACATGTTCAGAGTATTGAATAGACTGGTCTAACTTTTCAGCTAGAGCTTCAGAGTATTGAATACCTTGATCTGTTTTTTCTGCAACATGCTCGGTGTACTGAATAGACTCATCTAGCCTTTCAGTCACATAGCTAACGTACTTTTCAAGTTTGTTAACGCTTTCTGCGATATGGTCGCTGTGACCAATCACTTTAGTAATTTTCTCATCAACGCCAGCTGCTTCTTCATCAGACTTTGCGTCGATAGCCTCCTTAATTGCCTTAATCTCTTTAGCAAGATAATGTGAGTACTTGTTAAAGTCTTCAGCCTTTACGAATTCTGCCATGTTTTGATTTTCTTTTATTTGTGTGTCTGTGTTTTCTATAATGTTAGCCACTTCTCCCATCTCGTAGATGTATAGTCCTTCGTCGTTGCTAAAGCCGTAAGACTCATTTACTCTTTTTAGCTCAGCGTTCTCGAAACCGGGATCTGCTACTAGGTCATAAGTAAAAAGCTGCTTGATCTTAACTTTACCGTTAGATTCAACAGCACCTGCAGCTCTTGACGAGATTTGAAGTGGTACACCAGCGTCGACTAGTGCTTTGGCTTGACGACCAGCATCTGTGTCTAGAAGTCTGATCTTACCACGTACTTCTTTTGTATCTTTATCATAGTAAAGTTCTTCTACTATGTGTGACACGTTCTTTAAAGAAGTATCGAATTGTGTTGGGTGATCTAACTCGCCCAAAAGCTTTGAAGACTTAATTTTTGCTTGAAGAGCCTCAATCTGTGGAACATATTCATCTTCCGTATAGATTCTGTTGTTTCTGTTCTTTTGATCTATTTGACCAAAAATACCCTCAAGCACATAGTCTTTGTTTTCATTCTTATCAACCGTAAGTGCCGATGAGGACCTCTCAACAATCAATAAATCTTTGCTATTTTTCATTCTATGTGTTTTTCTATTTTTAATATATATCAGCTTTGCTTATGTAAATATCTTATTATATGTCAAGGTCTAGGTCATCAGCGCCACCTTCGTCGCCACCTTCGTCATCTTTTTTCTCTTCCTTGTCGACATCTGCGTCTTCTTCTTTCTCTTCAGCTTTAACCTCATTAAAGAATTTTGTTAGCTTATCTAGCTCTCCACTAGCAAAAGAACCCTCACCATACTCATCAAAAAAGTATTGTTGGAATTCCTTCTCTGTTTGATAAGCTTGGATAGCTCCAAGTATCTCTGCAGACTTAATAGTCTCACCTGAGTCTAGTGTATAATCATCAACATATACAGTTGACTCTTCGCCTGCTTTCAGTGCGTCTTCGTTTACCTTTTTAACGAATGATTCGAATGTTCTATAAATTTTCATAGTTTATATATCTTTTAAAATCCCATACCGCCCGTTTCATCTTCGCCACCGCCTTCTCCAGCATCTTCCATACTAGCTTTAGCCTTTGCAGACTCGTTGGCTTGAATCTCATCGTCGGTAAGTTTTAAGTACTTCTTAACAAGGTATGCCTGGTCAAAATAGTACTCTTCTTCCATTGTTTCTTGGTTTGTTGTCATTAAGCTATCTCGCATACTACCAATAAATTCTAGTCTACGTTCCATGATTTCCATATGCTTTAATTCAGCAAACATATTCTCTTCATTGAATCTTAAGGCAACCTGAGTTTTAAACTGTGGATCTTCACTAAACTCCGGGTACTTTAAACACATTTGAATATAGAGTGGCTTAACTAAGATCTCTTGGAACGTTGATCTTAAACGTTTGATAAACTTGCTAAACTTGATCTCATCACGGATCATACCGTCTGCTGCAAGGTTAAAATCTCCACCGCCATCTTCATATAAGAATCTTGAGTAAGGAATTTTAGATACGTGCTTTAACTTATCAGAGAAGTACTTAAGTGCTTCAGTATCTGATAAATCTGGTCCATCACCGCCAAGAGTTTCAATCTCTGGGCTTTCACCCTCTTTACTTGGTAACCAGTATTCTTTGTTGAACTGTAGCATTGGCTGGCCATCTGTGTGCAGTGTTGCACTTTCCCAATCAAAATCAACATTCTCCTTATAAGAGTTCATCAGTTGTGCCAAGGATTGCTTAGCACGAGTCTTAGACTTACCTCCAACTGGAATAATAAACTTCATTCTAAACGAAGCATTAGTCACGGCCCATACAACTCTAGTATGTTCCATAATTCTTAATAAGTTAAATGCTCTGATTAGTCGTTCTAGATAACTTACGCGGCTTGCCGTTGTAATTGAAGAGTAAGATATGTAAAGAACCTGCGAATCGTAAAGTTTACGTTCTTTTGTTGGATCGTCTTTAAATTGTACCCAAACTTTTTTACCATCATCATGGTTGTAGCCTGGAATAAGTGTAATCGGATCAATCTCTTTGAAACCAATAATCTCAGTTTGATCTGGATTGTAAATAATCTCAAAAGCTAGGTAACCGTCTATCAAGAACTTTCTAAAGTAGTACCAAGCTGATTGGTCTGTGTTAAAACCAAAATAGTGGTAGATCTGTCTAAAATATTTGTTAAGGTCTTTCTCAACCTTTTCAGAGACATCAAGTCCTAAGATTTCTGGTTGACAGAAAAAGTTTTTATCATCATAAACTACAGTCTCATCGCAAAGAATGTCTAGAATATCTTCAATCTCATCATTGATTGAAAAGGCTCTGAGTTCTTCTCTCTTCTGTTGATATTCTTGGTCAAAGAACGGAATGTTCTTCTTAAGGTTAATGTCGGTCATCGACAGCGCAGCAAATGCACCGTAGATGTCATCATTGTCAATACCCATTGGATTCATCTGACCATAGCCAAACATATCCTCCATTGGGCCTATTGCCTGAGACTGGCGTAGAACCATGTCATCATAACGCATACCGAATGATGAAAGCGACTTCAACGTATTCGATAAGTTAAACGGTTTGCTACCGTAACTTAAAGGTCCGTTTCTTTTATTTGTATAACCTGCCATATTATGATAGTATTTTCAATTTTATATATCTCATTTCTTAAGGTAGTTTTTGAACTGTGCTCTAATTTTACCTACTGAAGCCCCGTTTAGTTCAATAAAGTCACAGAGCGCTATTCTAGCCCAGTTTTCATAGTTAACAATTGCTTGATTAGATTTCAAGCTTGGAATATATTGTCTTACTGCAAAACCTAGGCCAAATTGATCTAAAAATGATTTTGCACCAACATATGTTAGTGGGATCTGACCCTGTGCTGTTGCCTTACCACTCTTACCTAAGGTCTTTGATTTAATTTGCCCTGACATGCGTTCATAAATCATATCAAGCATATCCTCTTTAAAGTTTACGGGTAGCAAATTAAGGTTTATACCAAAGTCATTACCTTCAGCTGGATCTAGAGCCAGTACTACTGGATTACGATCCCACCACTCTAAAGTTTCTGCATGTTTAGGGTTGTCATATCTAAAAACATGAATCATACCGGTTCTAAATCTAGCACCTGTTTTCATAACCGCACCTTCGCGGATATTTTTACTACTCTCTAAAAACCAAGACTCAGCAGCCTTTTTGGCTGCGTTTTTACCACCAGCTTCTCTACTTAATTCCCTTATATCTTTTTTAATCTGGCCCATATTAACCTAGAGTCTTTTCAGTAAGTACAATGAAACGCCAGCCGCGAGCTTCAGCCCACTGTTTAGCATATGCGTATTTGTCTCTATTTTTTATGTATTGCTCTGCCAAAAACTTATATGAGTTAAGAGCCTTCTTTGAATTCTTGGTTGGTGGCTTTGGCTTTTTGATCTGAGCTTCTGGTTTCACCTCAACTAAAAACTCTTTTTCACCTTCTTCTGTTTTGGTCTTCATGTAGAAGTCTGGATAATATTTATGTTCTTTATTATCTATAGATGACCAATATTTAATTGTAACAGGTTCGCTAGACCATTTTAGGACATGGTCTCTAGTGTCACACATAATCATGAACTTGCGCTCCCATGAACTTCTGTAGATGATGGGAGTGGGGCCAATATATTTGTCTGGATTAGTAGGTTTAAAATAACCTTGAATGTGGCCTGAATTATTACTTGGCTTTAAGTTCTTTATCGACATTAGATGTTAAACATGCCACCGTCGTGATCTGAGCCGTTTCCACTAATACGGTCAATTGACAGTGTGTTCTTATACTTTGTTGGGTGAATTTTATTCCAGCCTTTTGCGTAGCCTCTTTTTGCTATCTCAGTATAGTATGCAAATGCGTTCTTGTATTTCGGGTTAAAGTTCTGCCAGTACTTTAGTAGGTCTAACATGGCAAACTGTAGACAGTCATTTCGATCATCTTCGTTTACATATGTTAATTTTCTAATTGCACGTTCTGCAAGAAGCACTAACATCTTCTCAGCGTCTCTTGTCAGTTTACCTTCTTCCTTTGACTTTACAATTTCGTTGTAAAGGTCTTTATTGTTGAGATAGTTCTTTTTCTTGGCCACCTGGATCATTCTTTTTATTTTTATGTATATTATAAACAAAAAAGCCCATTTGTTTCCAAACGGGCTTCTTGACTATTAAAAGTCTAATGGATTTATGTCAATTCTGAACTAGGAAGTTCAATTGCTCTCTTCTCAATTCTTAATGGTTTATCGTCTTTAAAAACAGTCAGAAGATCTGTTTTTCCAGCTGAAGAATATTCCATTGCATCTATCAATACCGTAGTACCTTTGGTTAGACCGTCAAAATCAACTTTAAGAGTAGCTTCTAGATAGCCGTCATCTCTGCCTAATTTTGCTTCCTCTAAAGATTCAATCTCTTCACCGATTCTTTTAATCTCAGAGCTTAAGAAATGATCTGCTTCTTTAATAGCTGGTATATTTCTATCTGCTTCTGCAAGTCTACCTTTTTGATCCTGTAAGAATGAGATCATCTCTCTTCTTAAAGCAACTGCATTCTCTCTATCTTCAACTTGTTCTTTAATACCATCTAATAGATCTTGAACTGAAGCTGTAATATCTGCTCCTGTTTCTTCAGCAACGTAGTTGATTAATTCTTGTGGCTCCATTTGAATAAACTTACCGATTCTAGTTGCCTCGTTAATTCTCCAAGCATATACTCTATTCTCAGTACGGATTGTAGAAACTTTTACATCTCCAAGTTGAGACTCAGTTACGAATTCTAGGATGTTGTACATACCGAAGTTTTTAGCAGCCGTTTCAAATAGATTCAGAAGACCTTTATCTTCATATCTAATTAATGCTGATGCAAAAGCTTGTTCTGTAACACCTTCTGTGATAACCTCACGGTTGCCAATAAAAGTCTTATTCTCGTTAGCATCGTATTTAAAGGTTACTTGAATACCACTGTTGGTTAACGTTAAGATAGTTTCATTAACTTCTGCTAATTCTTTTTCTAATTCAGTAGTAGCTGCTTTCTTACCGGCTAACTTAGATTCTTTTAACTCAGTCTTAAGGAATTCAGCTTTATCTTGTAGACCAACTAATTCGTCGTAGTTTTTAGATTTCGCCTCGTTCAGATCAGTGATCTGTGACTTTTTGTTTAAGTCATAGTTAAACTGAATGCCAGATTCATCTACCTTGAAAGCCTCAAGAGCCTTTGATAGAGCGTTAAACTCTTCAGATGCTCCAGTTGCTTCTTTAATGATATTACCAGTAACTTTAAATAGTTTGCCGGCAGTCTCAAAGATGTAACCTACGCCTTGTTTTTCTGTTGGCGAAATGATGCCTTTTCTTAATTTAGTCATTTCGTATTTTGATTTTTTGTTTAATTATATATCTGTCTAATTTACTCGTTAAATGGAAGGTCTCTACCAGTGACACTATAATCATCACCCAATGCAGATTTACCGTCTTCATTATCGTTGATTGTGTTTAGGCTTGAATTACCAATAGTGAACATTCTGTTGGATGCTTTTCTACGCTTAGATATTCTACGTTCATATTCTATCGTGTCTGTTGGTGTTTCAGTTAAAACTGTAACAGTAGCCTCGTCAATAGCGTCTTGACCCTCATGTGTAAGTGTCCATCCAGATTCTGGAGATCCAGAACCTACACCAGATTCTGGAGATCCAGAGCCTCCACATTGCCATAATTTTAAATAGTCTTCACTGTAATATACAGAAGTGGTTCCACATGTTAATACTCCATTTGGATCTTCTATATTACCAATGTAGTTACCACCGTCAGTTGTTGTGAATGTCAGTGTTTGATAAGCATCTTCTTCAAAGTCGAATGAAGGCATGAATGAATTTATCTCTAGACTAAAAGTAACCTTATGATTACCTTTATCATCAAAGCCGTACTCAATCGGCCTCTCCATTGTATAGTCATCTGGCATTGCATACTCAGAACTAATTCTGTAAGTACCGTCCTCTAGATGGCCTGCATCAACGTGGTACGAATTGGCTTTATACATCTTCTTGATGATAGCCTCAGTTACTTTAAAAAGGTCTAGCTGGCTTGAAACTAAAATTTCAACATCAACACCTAATACAACCGGGATCATTTCAAATTCAGCAACATAAGACTCTAATGTACCATCTTCTGGATTAAGTCTATTGTAATTGCCTAGATTACGTTTGTTAACTAGCTTTGAAGGATCTACTGCAAATGACGTTAGATTAACAATACCTCTTGGTACGCGGTCATAGTTGCCATCTGCTTTTGTTGGATCTACGTCACAATTCTCACCATTCAAAGTACTGAAAAGAAAGTTATCGCGCATGAAGTTTTCATCACCAGAAACAGCATAATAGAAAGGCACATCTACTACAACTCTGTTCTCATTAGTCAGCTGCCTTGAGATGCTTAACTTATTGTTAAGATCTGCAAGTAGACCAATGATAATATGTCGGACAACTGAGTCATCCTTGTTGTATTTTAGATTGTAACTTGCCATTTATTATAAGTATCTCTGTGCCATTCTTTGCCAGTCAGAAAGACCTGCTCTTTTAAAGCCTGCAGCTTTTACGAATGTTCTCATTGAAACATCACCTGCATTCTTCATGAACTCATAGATCTCCTCTTTCTCGTTCACTGGCATATCAGTTGGTTCTAGATAAGGAAGTAACTTCTTCATACGCTCCATTAATGTAGCATCATCTGGTGCCACATCAATTAGGATCGATCTAGAACGAATTGCGCCATCTGGATCTGCTTTCTCTTTCTCTAAGTTAGAGATAAAAATTACACGACCTGCAAATTCAAATTTGTTTGGTACAAGACCTGCTTCTAGCGCGTTAAATTCTGCTTCTGGGTTATTTTCAAAATCTTTTGGGTCAAATACAATTGAAGACTTCTTCATCCAGCTAATCTTTCTAACAGCTTTAGTATCAAGAGCTGCTTTAAGCATGTTACGGCCATTCTCATCTCTAAATACCGAGTCACAATCATCAAAGACTAGAGTCTTATTTCTAAATTGATAGAACTTCTTGAACATCATAATTGGTGATGCTGCACCTGAAACCAATATCCAGTCTTCACCTTCTTCAAGACCTTCATCTTGCATTGCTTTTTCAACGTTGTATGTTTTACCAGTACCTGCTCGGCCTGAAATAAAGAGTGAGTTGAATGCACCTGCTGCAACTTTTCTTGAGATTTGATAGATGTCTTCAATGGTTTCCTCTAAGAACTTCACTTTATCATCAAGAGTCTGTTCGTTTTTAACTTCCATGTTAGATTTAACTTCACCAGAAGAAATATTACGCTTTACCTTTAAGACTGATCTATATGGAATATCCATCTTCTTAGCAATCTTAGTTACCGGCATCTTCTTGTCTAGAAGCTTATTAATCTCATTGATTTCAGCCTGGCTAAATGCATAGTCTGAAGCAGCTTCGTTAAGAGCATCATATGATTCTGCAATCTGCTTAACGTATTTAGCATCCATCAGTCTAACAAACTCATCAATTAATTTAACGATTGGAAACTGATCTGAAGTAACCATGAAGTCAGCAACTTCAGTATAGTGCTTTGAGTAAAAAGCAAGAGAACCTACAATACCAGGTCCTTTACTTTGACCACCGATTCTAACAGCCTTGTCAGACTTATTAGAGTAGAGCATGATACCTGGATCTTCAGCACCATCAATTCTGTGTACTAAAATGTATGGGAATTTCTTGTAGTCATCGCCAGTCTTCTTGTTCAAGTATGCCATGATAACATCTGCAGCCTTGTCTAACTTAGCGTCAAACATGCCCGTAGTTTTCATTACTTGCGCTTCGTTAAGAAAGCTATTAAAATCTAAAAAGTGCATTGTAGAATATGTTTGTTTTTTAGTATATATCCTACTGAATTATTATGTTATTCTATGCTGCCGATCTCGAACTTAGAAAAGCCGTTCTCTCTGTAGATCTGAATCTTCTTATCAAAGATCTCATGTGGCAGAACCGTATGGTTAATCACAAAGGTATTAATCTTGTTCTCTTTAATAACCTGGTTTAAGATCTTTAGAATATTGTAGACGCCGTCGTGGTCAACTGAACTCAATAACTCATCTAAGAAGAGTAAGTTCAGTTGTGGGAACCTTAGCTTCAAGATCTTAATAATAGCTATGATAATAATAAAGTCTGCTTTCTTACGCTCACCCGTTGATAAGGTTAACGGGTTAATATCTTCACCAAGGTGATTGATAATACAGTTAAACTTCTCATCAAATCGAATATGGAAAGGTAAGTGCATTGTTTGAGCCATCGCTGCAATGTTCGCATTTAAGCCTGGTAAGATTGTCTTTACCGCTAGATTCTTAACACCATCTTCACCTAAGACTTGCTCAACAATGCTCATAAAGTTATAGTCGCCGCTTAGCTGATCGCGCTTGTTTGATTTCTCAATTTCAGATTCTTCAAACTGTTCAATCAAGCTCTTAAGATGGTCAAACTCATCACCACTTGAAGTCTCTTTAATCTTGACAAGTTCTGCCTTCATTGACTTCATGTTATACTTAATGTCGTTGATCTTTGTATCGATGCTCTTCTTAGACTCTTTTAGCTCTGTTGCGTTCGCAGTGATTGCATCCATCTCAAGTTTAATTGACTTGATCTTCTTAGTGTCCTCTTCAATCTTAGTAGCATACTCATCTTTCTTCTCCATATGCCACTCTGAGTCTAGCTTAGTTTCACAAGTTGGACAGTGCCCATCTTCATATAACTCTAGCTTCTTCTTAAGATAGTCAAGCTCATGCTTTAAAGAGCTGGCATCTGTTCTTTGGCTTTCATATTCGTCCTTCTTGGTTGTAATGTTCTCGCTGATCTGATCTGCATCGACCTTCATTGTTTTAGCCTCTTCGTTCAAGGCAACCAGACTCTCTTTTAGCTCTTTAATCTTACTAGCATTCTTCTCACTTGATTCTTCAAGCAGCGTATTGAGCTTATGGCGTACTGACTTGATTGACTCCATGGTCTGATTTAACTCAGATTCATAGTTGTCAATGTCCATCTTAACCGACTTGCGCTCTTCTTTGATTGCGCGCTGCATATCGTTTAAGATTGAAAAGCCAAACATCCTGTCAATAATCTGGCGTTTGTCGGCGCCATTCATTGTCAAGAAAGACTTAAAGTCATTGATTGAAAGAATGATAATATTCTTGAAGACGTGATACGGTATACCATAGACCTCTTCTTCCAAGTACTCTTGGACGCTGCGCTTGCCTGCTTTGTCAAACTCAACGCCGTTGATTAGTACGTTAAACTTAGTAGGTGCAAGACCGCGCTCAATCTCAACATTGATCGTGCCACACTGAATACCAACCTTAACCCAAAGTTCTTTGTTGATTCTGTTTGGCAGATCACTTAACTTTACACCTTCAACCTTACCGTAGAGTGCAAAAATAATGGCGTTAGCGATAGTTGTTTTACCATCACCATTCTTACCTAGAGTTAAAAATAACTCTGAGCCATCTTTTTTGAATTCTAGCCTCTGTTTTTGATTACCGTAACTCGCAAAGTTTTTAAACTCAATGTAATCTATTCTCATTCGTCAGTCTCGTAATTGTACGCAGCTTGCGTGTACAGTTGTTTTAGCTTATCTTTTAGCTTTTGTTTCAACTCATCGTCTTCTTGAATACCTTCAACGTACATGTTACATAGATTCATGATGTTATAATCCTTGTACATTTCTTCAATCTTGTCGATGTCATGAAAATCCTTGTCGATCCAGTTCTCTTCTTGGTAGATGTTGGGTTCTAATCTACGACTAACATGTTGGATCTTATTAACCAGATGGCTTAGAGCACTTGTGCTTGCAATTTGGCTTGGTACAAACAGATCTACAAAGTTATTGTTAATCTGCTTCTTAAAGCTTCCTAGAGTTATATCGAAGAGTTGTGTGATGTTGTATTTAACAAAACGTGGTGATATATGGTTTTCAAAGAAGGTCTCTGACATGTCTTCTAAATCAACCAGGTCGAAGCCTTTCGGATTGTTAGCGTCTGATCTTGTTAGCTGGTAAGGCACACCAACCATCAAGAGTTTATCCTTCTCTTGTCTGTAGTGTATGTGGCCACTGTAGACTCTAGTATACTTACTGTAAACATTGGTCTCGGTACCATGCTCATTACGTACTTTAGAGTTTAGGTAGATGCCTTTAACTTCTGAATGACAGAATACAACATCTGACTGTGGGTATTCTGCCAGTGTCTCAGTCTCATGCGTAGTATCTCTACGCCATGGCATCAGTAGTATATTTCTACCGGACCATTTTAAAAGTTCAGGGTCCTTATAGATCTGTACGTTTGGAATCCATTTTAAAGTATCGATTGATGATACTTCATTTGTTTTCTTTGCCCAAATATCATGATTTCCGACAATAACGTAGACTGGCAGAATTTCACCAAGTCTCTCAAATAGATCAACAGCATAGTTTAATACTTTGATATTAATACTCTGTCTGTTGTCAAATGTATCACCAACCTGGACTAAAACATCACCTGGCTTTACATGCTTCTTTAATGTTGGGATAAACAATTCTTCGAAAAACTGCTTTTGGATAGCTAACCACTCTTGTGAATTGGCTCTAACGCCAAAATGAAGATCGCCTAATACCCAAACCCTTTTCGCTCCTGCTTCAATTACTTTAGGCTCAATCATTTAAAATAACTTGTTAATGTTTTTTCTCTCTAAAACACCAGTTCTTAAATCTAGTTCTTGAATTAAGTCTTCTTTGTAGACGTTACTCAATGAACTATAAAACTTATCAGGTTTAATATCGAAGTACACACACATTTCGCTAAAAATGTCTATTCTGCTAAATTTAGCTTTCATCTCATCAACAATGTAACCATATACATCGTTGATGTCTGACTTCTTCAGCTTCTTACATCTACCTAGGTCATCAACATCATTAAACTGCTTAAAACGTGAAAGCTCGATCAATTTATGGATCTTATTAGCAATCATGTCATAATGAATCTTGATGTCTTCATCTAGGGTGTCTTTGAAACTAGAATCGAGTTCAAACGACATGTTTGAATTTATCTCAAAATCCGGTGAATCAAAGTTATTGTCAAATATTTTATCTCTATTCATTATATTCCGTGTAAATTTGATGTGCTTAATTCTTCTGTTTCTATTAGGCGCATATAGTTCCAGTTGATGTTCAACTTACATTTAGTGCCCTTTCCTTCACCGTCTCTTATCTTTAAGATCTTAAGCCAGTATTCTTCATTTGCTCGCATTAGATCATCTTGAATAATACCGTACATAATATCGGCAGTGTGTGATAGACCAGCTGATTCTGCAATGTCGGACATTGTAATGTCGCTTGAGTTATAACCGCTTCGTGTAATCTGAGTTGCTGTTACGATCAACCAGTCATTGCGTTGACCCATTGCTCTTAAGTCCTCTGCAATCTGCTTAATCTTCATATATGTATTCTCCGTATTTAAGTTACGGTAGTTGGCCAAAATGTTTATGTAGTCAATTACAACTGCACCGATTTTAATCTGACGTTCTTCTTCAATCTGACTAATATAAGCCTCAATATCAAGTACTGTTGCTTGTGACGTTGGCATTTGTTTAACAAAGAGTTGACCAGGAGGAGTAAAGCCATCACCCACGGTCTCAAGCTTACGCTTCATTAAGTCTCTGTTCTTAGACTTGTCAGCATATTCACTTATATTAATAGATAGTAAGTTTGAACCAATACGTTTTACAAACTTATGTGCTGCCATTTCCGCTGTAATTACAACGGTGTTTGTGCCCATCTTAACAAAGCTTGCTGCGTCGTTAGCTAGATAAATTGATTTACCAATGTTTTGTTCACCAGCATAAACGATTAAGTTACCGCCTTTGTCATAACCACCACCAAGTAGTCTATCAACAAAGTTGTAACCAGAGCTTACTTTATCAGTCTCTTTCTGATCGTGATCTTCTGGGTTAAAGAAGTCTAGACCCAGATCTGAGTTAAAGGTAATGTTGTTACGTTCGTTGATTAAGCCTTTAACTTTCTGAATAATACTCTCAGTATTCTCTGGTGTAACTTGAGTTGTCTTAATAAACTCAATTGTATCAGTAAGTGATGTGTTAAATGTTTTCCATTTAATCCAAGACTCTGCAGTATCTGTTAGCCACTCATCATCATACTGATCTAGATCAACGTCAAAGAGCAGGTCTAAGATGCTGTCTGTGACTTTTTCTTTAGCTCGCTTGCTGTTCTGTGCAAGTAGTTTTAGTTGGTCCTTTGATGGTGTCTCATTGAACTTAACATAAAACTTGTTTGCAAGATAGCTTAAAATATCAATCTCTTCAGACTGATAATAGTCAGTCTTAATAGCCTGTAGATATTTTGGCTTGGCCAAAGATAGTCTAAAGAATATCTTCTCAAAGTCTTGTCCGAATTGCATATATTTTTATTGTTATATGAGGTTTACTCAAATGGATTCATTAGAATCTTATAAGCCTCTTTGCCATCTTCTTGGTTAGTTTGTTCTAGTAGACCATCGGTAACAGCCTCGTTTAATGAGGCCACTAGATGTTCTTCTTCTACTTCTGGGAAACGGTATGTTTTTAAAGCGTGTAGAGTGAAAGTACCTTTATATCTGTCTGTGTTACGCACACACATTGTAATTTCATTATAGACAATGTCCATGCCTGTTGGCCAGCCCGGTAGATCTTTCTCAATACCAATCACATATTTAATCGGCAGCTTATCTTCATTAATCCTCATCTTCTACCGTACTTTCCATAATATCGTCTACATCAAACTGAACGTCTGTATTGTAGTTGAACAGGTCGTATATTTTCTTATCAATCTTCTCAAGAACTTCTTGGGTAAAGACCTTATCGGTAAAGAATTCGTTGTTAGGTATAACCTCTTCTAGGTGCTTACAGATCCAGCCACGAGCCGTTGCCTTTGGCACTTTCTGGCCTTTTTCAATACTGCCACGTGCAATACCAATATCTTCCCAGTCAATGTAGTTCTCTAGACCTACGTATCTGTTCATACCTTCACTAAAGTGTAGATGAAACTTAATTGGATTTGGTTTTGCAAATCTGTTCTTGTTTGGTTTTGCAGTTACAATAATACCGGCCTTTTCACCACCTTCTTTGAGCTGTGCCTTGTTTAAAAAGAGTACGATTGATGCTGCATATTCAGGTCCTGTACCACCACCGGCAACTTGCTGTGAAATAAAGCTCTGTGTCTGGTATGTATGGTTAGTAAAGATAAAAGGAATCTTTAAGTCGGCCATTGGTGTCATGATAATTCTAAAGATTGACTTAAGCACTTTAGAGCGTGTCATATCAGACTTGTCACTGCCTGACTTAGCATCTTCAATCTCTTTGGCCGTAGCTAAGTTACCTGCTGAATCTAAGATAAACATCATCTTAGGTAGTTCAGCACCAGCACGCTTGGCCTCTTGCATTCTAGATGTGATCGTAGTAATAGAGGTTCTAAAATCTTGTACTGTGTTTACCGGCTGATAGTTAACTTTAGTAGTGTCAATACCGAATTTCTTCATAAGGTCTCTATCAACAGCGGCTTCTGAATCATAAAATATGATGTTGTAGCCCATTTCAATCGCACGATGGATTGAGTTTAGAATTAGATATGTCTTACCGGTTCCAGAAGGTCCTGCAATTGAGCAAGATCTGTTGTTTGGCCAACCACCAAATAGAGTTCCACTAACACATGCATTTAAGTGGTAGTTACCAGTGTCAATCCACTCTGTAACTTCACTAAAACTAGAGTGTTCCATTACTGAACCTAATGGATTTAAGTTTGCTAATTCAGCGTTAATATCGTCAAAGCTGAACTCTTTATTCTTAGTTTTTGCCATAATTATTCTTCTGTTTTAAATTTTGTACGTTCTTCTTCACGTAATGTTTCAAGCTCTTCGATTAAGGCCTGGCTTTCTGCCTGCAGTTCCTGCATTCTGCCCTCTAACTGAGCAAGTCGATCGTAGATCTTTTGATATTTTAGAACAAACTCATGTTGTTCTTTATTCATACTAATCTCCATTGTTGACTTCGTTTATCATGTCCTCAAGATCGATCTGATTAGATGCTGCTTTTTGAGCATTTAGCTTTTTAGCGTTCTCTTTGTCAATCTGGCAAAACAAGTGTCTTATTTTACCGCCTAATTCTGAATCATTAGGAGTGTCTTTTGCCATTTGTCTGATTACTTCGTAAAAATTGTCCATAATTAAAATAGTGCTGATGCATAAAGTAGATTAGTGTCAAGTGTCTGTAGACCGATTGCTGTAAGTACTCTGTTTAACGGGTCAATCATTGCCTTTTCAAACTGAGTGTCGTAGTCTATCTCTGGTGCAAACTCATAAGGATGTTCACCTGGTAGATAGGCATAAACTTCACTGATTGGACTCTTACAGTTGTAGATCTTTAGCTTCTCACCGTTACCAATTACTTTATACTTTGTTTTAAATTTAGAGTTCATATTAAGCAGGTAGTTGTAGTAACCTGCTGCTTTAACATTGGCCGGACATTTTAGACCAACTTGAAATTCAATCTGGTCGTCAACAATATATTTCTCAATATTGTTTGTCCTTCTGTTAAATGAGATCTCGTCAATATCTGCAAGCTGGAACTCTTTTCTGACCTGCTTCATGAATTGAACAAGTTCTTGTAATTCTTCAGCACTTGGTGTTTTAGCACTCTTAAATATAATTTTAAGTGCTTCAACTAGTTTTGCTCTTACAAATGCTGGTGTTGAAGATTGAATAGTATCATATCCAATCGTCTTAATCTTTTTCAGAGGCGCATGTCGATCGGTCTTCTCTAGTTTATCGTCCCATGCAATATTCTGAATGTACTTCTTCTTGCTCATCCAGATACCATTATATGCAATAGTCTCAAGCTCAAACATTAAGAAGTTATCAGTATTACGTTTCTCAGCGTACATCTCCATACACTTAACAATATAATTATTAAGTCTAAAGCCATAAAGTGCTAAGATAAACTCGTCAATTGACATCTTCTTACTTTCATCTTCCCAGATGATAGACTCATAAACATCTTGAAACTGAACGTAACATGAGTCAGTATCGATGTAGATTACAGCTGGCTTCTCTATTTTACCCTTTACTTTAATACCGAATTGCTCGTGAATTGCAGTGTCTTTATGCCAAAATTCTTGAACATATTTGTTCAAGATTGACTCTGAGTAGAGAATAGCATTCTTGCCCTGTTTTGTAATTGACTCTGCAATGTCGATATTGAAGAAGTGAAACCATTTGTTACCAAAGGCTCCGTAGATCGAGTTAAGAGTTAACTTAACCGCCTGCTCATAAGCTGTATACTTTGCTGAAAGCTGCTTGTAGTGATCTACAAGCAGCTTAGCGTCAGCATCAGTCAATTGATCTATTGGTTTATTTTCTAACTCTTTTATATCCATTTATTAAGCTGTTTGGCAAGTTGATACAGTTAATAGTGTTTCTGAATCCTTAGACTGGAAGACAACTTTAGAGCTCGATACGAACACGTTTTGTTCTTCCCTGTCTAACAGGTTCAAATACTTCTTATAGACTGTAGCATTACCAGAGCCTTTGCTTTCTGGATTAATCACAACGCTAAATGATTTACCATCAACATTAACTCCTTTACCGTTAGCTTTAATACTAAATGTTTCTTCTGTGTCTAGATTAAACAAGTTCTTTACTTTGTTAATCATATGAGTATCGATCTCAAAGTTGAATGCACTGTTATCTCTTGAGAAGATAGCTTCTTGTTGCTCTTTTGTAAGATCTTTAAAGCCCAATGATGGTTCTGAACAAGATAGCTTAACTTCTAACTCATCGTTGTAGATTCTAAACGTAGATGCTACGTATTCTTCATCATTCTCGATGAATTCAATTTCACCTTTAATAGCATCATGTTCAAAGTGTTTGATTGCTTCAATAACTTTAGCACCATCGAAGAATGCAATCTTTAGGGCTTTGTCACTAGGTACAATCTCATTAGTCTGGAAAATCTGGTCCATGTTTACAACATGGCTCTTTACTGCATCTCTCTGCGGTAAATAAACAGAAGACTCGATTCTACCATTAGTGATTTTCATGTAGATGAAAGAGTCAATTAGCTTAACGCGATTGATAAAGTTGGTCAACGCGTGCTGGTCAATACGATCAATTTTTAACTTCATATTTTTTAATTTATGTTTAGTTATTGTATGTGAAAAGAGCAAACAGTTTCAATAAAAAGGGCAGAGATAGTAGCGAACTTTTCTCTGCCCAACCCGTTAACTATAACGGTCCTAAATGTGGTCCTGTTTCATACCACCGGATTTCTTATCCATCACAGCTGATACAATCTGGATCCATTGCTCTTGTTGCAATATCGCCTCTCAGTACTGACTCTGTTCTCATGTAATAGAGCGTCTTAATACCTTGATTGTAAGCTTCTAGGTGCACTTGGTTGATAAACTTAGGTGTTGCCTCAATTGGAAACGCTAAGTTCAAAGAGACTGCTTGGTCAACATATTGTTGTCTCACTCCAGCCTGTTTTACCAGCTCAAGTTGGTTAATTTCTTTAAAGGTCTTGTATACATCTTTCATTGGAATAAACTGATCTTCGGCTGCTTCTGGCGCTTCTTTCAATTTATCTTTATGGATCGGAGTGCCCCAATCTTTATCTAGAGCCTCACCGATATGTACGTGATAATCATCCATCCAATCTAGACCTTGTACACTACCACCATCTTCTAGGATCTTATCCCAAGTGTCTTTTGTATTCTTACCGATTAGATCTAAAGCTTGTTCTAACGTTGGGTTCTTACGAATAAAAGTACCCTTTGCTGTTTGTTCTGTGAACACGTTAGCAGCCCAAGGCTCAATACCTGGTGAATAGTTACCAGCAAGTTTTGAGTTGCTCACGGTTGGCGCAACGGCTCTCAGGTGCGTATTGCGCATGCCAGTGCCAACACACCATAAAGGTTCACCGTATTCTTTTGCTAGATCTCGGCTTGCCTTCTCACTTTCAGTCTTTAGTTGAGAGAAGATCTTACGTGTTTCAAACTGAGCTGTTAGGCCTTCGAATGGAATATTGTGCTCTTGCAGGTAAGTGTGCCAGCCCAAGACTCCAAGTCCTAAAGCTCTACCTTTTTCTGCTGATCTCACGCTATTCTCAAAACCACGCATGTATTTTGCTTTCTGGATAAATTCTTCAAGTACTCCATCCAAGAACCATGTTGCAGTGTAGATTAGATCTGTGTCTTTCCACTCGTCATATTTTGCCAGGTTCAATGAACTTAAACAACATACAAAAGAGTGGTTCTCATCTGTATGTAGTGCAATCTCAGAACAAATGTTGGTCATATAAACCTTTAGACCATTGTTCTTGTAAGCATCTGGATTTGCACTGTTCACATTACCTTTAAACATGATATAAGGCTCACCTGTTGCTCTACGTTTTCTAAGCACTGCAGCCCATCTTTTACGTGCTTCTTTATCACCGGCTTCTACCTTTTGCATAAAACCGTCTGGTACAATCACACACTGGTGGATATTTAAAGACTGGCGATTAACGTCACCTTTTGGTTCACGTATTTCTAACCATTCCCAAAAGTCACCATGCTCAATGTCAATGTTAACCGAAGCTGCGCCACGTCTTACACTTCCTTGATTAGTAGCTAGGATAGTTGAGTCATAGATCTTAATAAAAGGTACAACACCGTCTGAAGTTCCATTACCGCGGATCGTAGATCCAGCAGATCTGATCTGGTTAACACCAATACCAACACCACCGCCATGTTTTGCTAAGAGCATCATCTCTAGATTCTTACCGCCAATATCTGCAATTGAGTCTGCGACATCAATCCCAAAACAAGAGATTGGTAGACCACGCTCAGTTCCAGTGTTTGAAAGTACTGGAGACGCTAGGTTTAACCAGCCTTTCCAGATGTAGTCAAAGAACTTGCTTGCCATTTCTGGCTTTTGCAGTCTTTTAGCAGTTGTAGTTGCAACTCTCCAGTAAGCATCTTTCGGTGTTTCACCTTCTAACAGATAGCCTCTGCTGATTGTTTTTACGTAGATTTCAGTGTTAGCCCATGTTGGAAAATCTACTCCGATTTCCCAGCCTAAGTCTGCTGCGTAATTAACCACTTCAGTGCGGTCTGTATCTTCTTTTTTAAACATTTTAAACATCGTGTATAATTAATTAGTCGAATAAGTCATCTTCGTCCCAGTTTTCGTCTTCGCCTGCTTTTGAATAGTCAGTTGGTCGAACTGCAAAGAAGTCGGTATGTGTGTGGCCACCGGTTAGATGGTAGAACCAGTCTAGTTGACTAGCGCTCTCTTCATCATATTCCATGAAGGGGCCTTCTGTGTAACCAAGTTCTGCAATTTTTTCATTGGCTCTTTTGGTAATAAAGTTCTTAAGATCTTCTTTCTTAAGGTTTTCAAGATTACCCATTTCAAACATCTTATCGATGAATTTGTGCTCCATTTCAACCATTAGTTGAGCAGCTCTAACAACATCGTCTTTAACCTGTTCTTTTAGATCTGGGTATTCATCAGTCATGTGTCTGAAGAGTTGACAACCCATTTTAGAGTGTAGAGACTCATCACGTACTGACCATTTCATTTGCTGACCAATACCTTTTAATAAGTTTCTCATTTGGAACGAGTAGAGTACCGCAAATGAAGAATAGAGTGAAACGCCTTCTGCAAAGGCACTAAAGATTGCTAAAGATCTAGCAACTTGTCTTCTTGCATTTGAGTTTTCGGCAAGATCGTCATGAGTCCAATCAGCTTCGGTTGAGGTTAAATGCTCAAACTTTTCAGCTGTTGCTGGTTCGTGTAAGAATGCAGTGAAGTCCTCTAGTCCTAGAGTTTCATTTAGATATGAGTATGCAGTGGCATGAATAGTCTCTTGTGAGCCAAACATCATTGCCATTTGCTTGATTTCATGCTTCGGAAACCACTTTGTTACCATACCAGTCCAGTAATCTGAAACTGCACATTCAGTTTGTGCAAAACCTAGCAAAATATTGCCTACCAGGTTCTTTTCGTGGTCTTCCATTCTTTCGTTCCAGTCTTTCACATCTCCTTGCATTGAGATCTCAGTGTGTAACCAGAACGCTTGAGCTTGTTTCAGCCAACCCTCGGTATAATACTCCGGGTACTCAAAAGGCTTAAATTCTATTCTTTCTTTAAATAGTGACATTATTTGCTAGTTTTTTTACAATTGCAGATTAGTCTAAAAAAGGCCTGCTTATTAGGGTAGACCTTGTTCCGATTAATCGTTTTTTATTAGTAAGACACTAGCAGCGCTGCTTGTTTTTTATATATCAAACAGGCTGCTGGTTCTTTCTAAATTAGAGCCTAAATTTTTTTTGAAGTTCATGTGCTTTTTCATAATAAGCATATGAAGCCTTCTTGTATTCCTTTCTTTGTGCATATAGATCGCTGAGGATCTTTTTTAGGATTGAATCTTCCTTTTTATAGACAACTCCGTTCTCGCAAACGATTACGTTATTATCTTTTCTGCGCTCGGCAATTTCAGCTTCCGGTACAATTTCAATGAAAGCATCCGGCGAGATATTAAACTGCCTCATCACCGATGGGTACAGTGATGCAAAGTCAAATGCACTTACTCCTGAGTAATAACCAACAATTGGTTGTTTTACAAAAGCACCTTCATACTGACCGTCTTTCTTACTGTCCTCTTTGTCATACTCAACGCCGATCTTAACGTTGTCTTCTGCAAGCTTTCTTGCAATTAAAGACTCTGTTACTGCAACGGGGCTGGCTGCTTTATAGAGTGGCATTTTAGTAATAGTTGATAAGGTCAGTAGGACTTCCATTGACTTTAACTGGCAATCAATGTAATAAACCAGAATCGAGTCAACTACGTTGTAGAAAACATACTTTTGAAAGTTGTTTTCGTAAAGATCTTGCAGTGAGCCTGTATATTTAATTTTGGCTACGTTAAGAACTGCACCTGAGACAAAATCAAGCTTATTAGATTCCTTTACTGCAACTGAACGATCATACTTATCATAGAGCTGCATATAGTCAAGAATACCCATGTGTAATGGTCTTGAGTCTTTTTTGTCTAGTGCTCCTGTGATTGCAACTTCAGTTAGATCAATCTGTAGCCTCTTACAGCGATTAACAATATATTGCCAGTCATAGTTGATAAAGTTCCAGCCAGTCATCATTGGAAACTTAGGCAAGAACTTGTGCAAGAAGTTATAGAGCATATCATACTCATTCTTAAACTTGTAGTAGCTAAAAGTCCAGTCTTGATCGTAGTTCTTGAAGTGAGCGTTAGTGTCATCTTCAATCTTCTTGATCTGTTCTGCATTCAAGTCATCTAGACCAAGTACAATTGCTTTACGTTCTGGTGTAATGATCGAAAAAGTTAAGATACGACTCTTAGCCTCTTCTGGTCTTGGAAAGCCATCTACAATCTCAGTCTCAATATCGACATAGTATGTTCTTGGCATGTTGAATGCAAAGATCTCTTCTCTATCTGCTTCAGGCAGAGAGTCCATAAAATAGAGTAGACTGAATTTGTTGTAAGTTCTTGAGCGTTTGCGTTTGATTGCTCTGCCGTCCCAGTTTTTAAAGTTTTGGTCTCTGTATCTGTCGTTATCTTCAGCTACTGTCCAATTCTCAAAGTTATCTACGCGATAGCGTTTAAATGAAACTTCGCCTTTCTTATCGTAGTAGCTGACGATTACTTCATTTTCTTTCTGCTCAATGTCTAATAGCATGTACTCTATCCTGTTTTAAATTAGTAGCCTCTTTCTTGTCTGTCGTGATTCTCTGCGTTCTTCGCCATGTATAGATTAACAACATCTTTACTAGTCATACCAATTGCTATTGCAAAGTTCATGTAAAAATGTAATCCGTCAATCCATTCATAAAAGAGTTCTAATTTGTCTGCTTCGGATAGATCTTCAATTTTCATGTTAGCAGCTTTTGCATTGTCTTGCTTCCAATACTTCCAGCCTGCGTTACCAATACCGTCGTTGATACCGCCTAGGGCATCAAACATCTCGTTGAGTTCGTCACTTAATGCATGTTTGTTAACCATCCAAAAGTCAGCGATTTCTTTGATTGTCCAGCCTTCAAAATTAAAGCCAAGACGCTCTTGTAATTCTTTCTGCTTGTTAAAGATTAAGCCAAAGGTGTCATCTGCATTTGAGTGGAAATCTGCCACGTCAAGATCCGAACATTTATTATCTGTGTTTGCCATATTATTTCTTTGTAGTATTATAGATTAATCCTCTTTTGTTTACACGTCTTCGGTTAAAACTTGACCCCATTCTCTGTAAGAATTAGTGTTTACTTTGGTCATCGAGTCTTCTGGCTTTGGGTCACCACCTACGTTCCAGAACCAGGCTCCAGGGCTGGCATGCTTCTGCATGAATTCCCAAGCCTTAGCGTCGTAGTTTAGTGCAGATGGAAAGGGAGGGTAAAATTCTGCATCAACATTCTGCGTAAAAGCCTTTGGATGTGACCATAATGTAGCTCTACCTCTTTCGCCTTTCTGTATGTTACGTGCAACTGCAACTCCATGAAAATCTGCATCCGGCCATGCAATCTGTAAAGATCTTTGTAGAACACCGGTTGAAATAGCCGACCAAACCTCTTGTGGATAGCCTTGCTTCTCTGCAAGATCATAAGCTACTTTAACAGCTGCTGCAGTTACTAGTTCATGTTTAAGCCCAAGCGGTATAAAGAAAGCATCGTTCTCTTCTGCCCATTTTTTAGCATGTGCGTTTAAGACTGGCATTGCTGCAATACGCTTAAACTTCATCTCAGCGCCACGTTCAATACAGATCGCCTGGTGGTCTGAGATCTCCTTTTGACTTGGACTAAATAGAACTAACTTCTTGTTATACTTCTTGGCCAGATATGCAAGTGAGATACCTGCAAAACCGTATCTTGGTTGTACATAGACTAGAGTATCTTTTTCACATGTGCTTACTAAGATGTCACCAAAACGGCACTTAGAACCAAAGCCCATCATGTCCTCTCTAACTACATTAAAGCCATTGTGCTCTGTAACTATTGGATCTGGAAACGGATCTTGCCAGTCACCGGCTAGATCTAGCCAAGCCTGACGATTAGGCATCATCAAGTTTAAATCCTGGTTGATTAATAATCCTGTGTGTTTATTATGCGACATAGTGCTTTTTTATCATATTTTTATACTGTTCTACTGTAATACCGGCCTCGGCAATAACTTTATCATCTGATGGGTGGTGTTTCATACCATTAAAGGTTTCGATAATACCCAGTTCCAGCATTGCTTTCTGTCTACCAAATGGATGGTCCTTAATATTGGATGAGTTCCATAGGTTATCATAGTCCAGATGGTCATATGCTGCACCAGGCCGCACGTAGTTCTCAACCCAACGGATATAATCACATGCAACATCTTCTGCGTCGTATGGTCTTCCACCTGTATCTCGGTTGATCTGCAGCATCACCTCGTCTAAGAATTCAATCTTGTTCATCTTACCTACCGGATCTGCCAGATAGCTAATACATTCAACTGCATTTGTGCCATAGTAGAACGGGCTGTAGAGCTCAATGTATTCTGGATAGAAGTCTGCAATATCTGCCAAGAAAGCCGCGTACTGGAATCTGTAGGCATTCAGGCCATTCTTCTCATTCCATGCAAACATCCATTCACCAAGTTCTCTGAGTGGGAACTTACGGTTTTCTTTCTGTAACATGTCTGCCATTTCACGAACTAGTCTTGGTGCAAACTCACATAGGTAGTAGTCGCCACCTTTTTTATACTGGAATTGAGTAGAGTAATCCTCCATGCCCACAAAGCCACTGGCTTCAGCCTGAGGCGGCTTCGGGAACTTTGGAAATTGATACCCAACCGAAGTAAAGAACGGCTTAGGATGTGTCTTAACAACCTCACACATAGCTTCAATTGTATCACATTCATGTAGATGAAAAAGCAGTGAGTTGTGGTAGCCTGATGGCTTCTTAGCATAGTTAATACCACTGCCGGTTACAGCATGTAGTAAGAAGACGTAGAACCATTCGGCCATGCCGAATGTTTTCTGTTTGCCAGTCCAGTTGGTAGCAACTTCTTTACGCTGAGCTGAGACATTACCAGCCTGCATCTTTTCATAATACGGATGTTCTTTGCTCCAGCCATAGAATACATCATTCTTGATCTGACTAAAACCTGCCAACTTACGCTCTACTACGTCGTAGAGTTCAACATGCTCCATTAAGCTATCATCCATACCGCTTTCTGGGTGCGGAATAGAGCCTAGATTACATTTCTTCTGCTGATCCTTTGCCTTCTGATAGTAGTATAGGAAGTCCTCGTAGTATCTGTTCGTTTTTATCTTCATCTTAAAATAATGCTGTTGATTGTACTCTACTCTCTAGGTTTTTATTAGCCTTGTCTGCTACAAGATCCCAGCGATAGTATTTTCTGGCAATATGCACTGATTTAGGCTTCTCCATAACTTCGAAGTCTAACTCATCTAAACTGTTTAGATAAACTTCTGGGTGTTTCCACACTTGCCAGCCATTGCGTTCTCCCATCTCATTAACATACCAGTTAAAGGTCTTAACTAGACCGGTACGTTCTTGCCAAGAGCCAGCGAAAGGAGTGCCTTTATAATAACCGGTCTTCGGTAAAGGTCTGCTCTCATTCTCAATTGGAAGTGCTTGTACAATCTCAATCTTCTCAACGCCACGTTCTTGCATTCTTAGAAGTTCAGCTTCGTAGTTCTGCATTAGGCCTTCGAGTGCACTTTCTGGATCTTTTTGGCGCATTAGATGATGGCGAATATCGATGTTGCCTAGATAGACTCTAAGTTCTTTAGTCCAAGGATAAACGTATTCTTCCATGCCACGCTTTAGAGTGCCGAAGAGTGTTAGACCGTCGTTGCGATCGCACATGAAGCCTGGTGAATACTGACTGAAAGAGTGGCTGTCACCAAAGCAGAGTTTATCAGTCTTCTCGATGTGATCTACTCTTGGGATCTGACTACAGATCTCTCTAGCCTCGTCAATTCTGGTTTCCAGAGTCTTAAATAGATCTGAGCCAGTCTTTAATCGTTTCTCAATTAGTTCATTAACAGCTGGCATATCATGGTGTAGACTGTAGAATCTTACACCTTCTACAAAGAGGCGATTAAGCTGATGATAAAGATCATCGTTGGCTCCGCCAAAGATATTGAAAGCACCTTTAAACTCCATACCATGTTCAATCAGGATTACGTCATAGTCTGACCAATCCACGTTGACCTCTGTAATAACTTCAGCATTCTTAAAACCAGCATGCCAGAGTTGATTACAAAGCATGAAAGCCCAGCCGGACTTATGTGAACTATCCTTTGGGCTTAATTTGCCAACTAGTGCTGCAATACCAATCTTAATTGAGTGGTCTTGCTCATAATCTGTAAAGTACTTAAATTCCTGCATCTGCGTCGCCTGTTTCTAGTGGTTTTTCTGTCTCTTTGTAGCCGTACTTTTGGATGTAGTTATCCAGGCCACCGATATAAGCTGCAGCATCAAGTAGGTTATCTTGCTTGTAATTATATGAATGTCTGCTCAGTTTAAGAGCAACAAGTGCGGCATACATGTCAGCTCCTGTGAATTGCTTACCAGTCATACCAGAACAGATCATCGCAGCTCTGCGCATGCCTTCTTCGAAAGGACCGTATTGGCGGTTCTTTTCTTCTGATCTGTGGTTAATGATTTGGTCTGCTTGTTCTAAGATGTTGTCTATTAAATCGCTCATATTCTTGTTTAGATGTTATATGGTGAGACTATACTTTGTTTAGATATGTATACTAAAAAGCGGGGCAACGCGCTCTGACGTTGCCCCGCTTGGTTCTACGTGGTTTGTTTACTTTTGAAGCTCAGCAAGCTCCATTGGCATACCGACGTTATAGATTAACTTGCAGTAGAAAGGCAGCATCTTAATGTTTGTGCCATCTGCTCTGCCCACAGCTGCCATTAGGTCATTGTCAACCACAGCTTGTACAAAGCTACCTCCTGAATAACCAATGCCCCATTTTGTACAGAGTATGGATGTACCAATCTGGATTATATGTTGACCTTGGTCAGATGTCATTGGTGGCATTGTGTAGTCCCATACTAATGAGTCTTTATAATAGCCCTCTACTAATTTGCGTACTGCTTGCATTTGATCTGCTACTTGCATGATTTTATAATTTAAAGGTTAGACTAATGTAACTGATTCTTCGTTAGCTTTAATATGATCTTCAATCTTCTTAAGAGTCTTAGTAAGGTTACAAAAAACCTTAAAGTCTAAGATTTGGTAAAGTTTTTCATCGAGACCTTCGTAAAGGTAACCGTCATAGAGTCCCCAAAGACTGTTTTCGATAGAAGTAAATGGCTTCTCTTTTTCGCCCAGATTTTTAATAGCTTCTCGAACATTGTCTAAATCTTCGCAGTTAAAAACTTCGTGGCGGTTAAAATTCTTGTAGTTCATGTTGTTCTTTGTTTTAATTACAGTGTAAATATAATAAAAAAGCCTGAGACTAAAAAATCTCAGGCTAATTATTTTGTAAAAGTTGTTAACAATCTTACTTGAAGTCTGCTAAAAATGATTCAAAGTTCTTTAGATGTTTCATTTTTTATTTTATATTTCCTTTTGCCAAATGGCCGCCAATCTCTGTAAATGGTACATTATTACCCTTAACTGTAATAGTCCCATATGAGAAAGAAAGATTTGCACCAGTTCCTCCAACTTTTAGTTGTGTATCATATGCTGCTTTAATCGATGCTTCATCTTCAGCAACGGCAAGTACCGTAGGTCTAAATCCAGCACCAATGTTCATATCTCCTTCAGATCTTAAATACATGGATTGTTTGTTAACCTCAACGGTATTATGTGCAATCAAAGCATATGCAGTTTCTCCTTTAGCAGGTAGATCGAATTCACTAAATTGTCCTTTATTAAAGTAGTAAGATCCGAATTTTATTTTTTCATAAACTGCGTTTTCAGATCCTGAATTAAGAAAGGATTCAAAGTTCTTTAAGTGTTTCATTTTTCTACGTTTCTTTTTATATTCATCTTCTGCATCGCCTTGGCCTGCTGGTACATCACCAGAGCCATATTCAGTTGCAGTTGGGAATTTGACTGGTCCCATTCCACCAACATCTCCTGGTTGAAGATTGTCGTCCACTTTGTCTGGTAAGCCTTCATGTTTTGTGCTTGCATACTTTTTAAGCTGCTTAAGAGTCATTGAGTCTGCTAGGTCTTTTACCTCCTGGCTAGCCTCTTTGGCATCAAGCTCACCTTTTTTATAAGCGTAAGCCATTCCCATTAATCTCTGTTGTGCTTTTGAAGTACTTGGCATATTAAAGTCCTATATGTTTATTTAATTTTATTTAAACACCGAATCGACCTATTCTAGTTATATCTGAAAATCTGTCCCATTGCCTTTCGTCATGGTACCTTTCAAGACCTTTTTCTAAAGACCTATCTTTAGTATCGCCTTCCTCTGGTGTCCAATTAGGATCATCTTTATATAATTTAAGTGGCTCTTCGTCCCACTGGGAGCCATGCCATTTTGCATTTTGTAGATATGACACTGAATACACAGCATTTTTATACTTAGGTAAGTAGCGCATTGTAACATCTGTAATCTCGCATTCATAATTGGCTTCTAAGAACTTTTTTTGTGCTGGTGATTTTTTACCTAATTGAGCAGCTCCACCATGCCATTTTGAAAATTCTTTCCAGTTTAATTTTTTACCGATAGCCCGTTTTAGAAAATCAAGCAATTCATTAGCTGTTTCTTCTGAGATATTACCTTTAACTTTAACATCCTCATTTAGAAATTGTTCGAATAATTTTACATGTTTCATTTTTTGTTAGATTTATTTAATAATTTTATATGCGCATTATATGCACATTATTATAGTATAATCACAATGAGTACCACGGTTTAATCCAATACTCAAAGAATACTTTTTTAAATTTACCAAGCATAATCAAAGGTATCAATCTGGTTGATCTTGTCTTTAATGTTCTTAGCATATGTTTTTGCCTCTCTAGCGTAGTATGAGTTTTCTTTACCCCAGTCTTCTTTCTCCTTTTCACCATCAGCAATATATTGTACATATCTGCCATAGTCATCTAGGATATTGCTCATGTGGTTAGAAGCATCTCTCATTTTAGCTTCATTGCCTTTTGAGTTTTTACCAATGATAATGTCGCCGTAACGTCCTTTTTCGCCTTTAGCTACACCTTCTTTAATCTGATCAGCGAGTTTGTCGATTGCACCTTTAACCATTTTATCAAGTGGCAGTGCTGCAGCCTTATTAGCTAAGATCTCGTTATATCTTGCGATATTCTCAGCTTTAAACTCTTTGTCAGTCTTAAATGCAATAGCTCCTTTCTTAGCAGCAGTTCTTGAATCTTTTTGTTGTTGAGCTGAATATCTCTGTCTTAAGATGTCAACGTCAATTACGATTGCTCTATCTGCAAAGTCAGCAATTCTCTTAGCACTTGAAAGTCCAGTAGCGCCGTAGCCCTTTCTTCTCTTGTCAACACCAAGTGAATCCGCTTTATCAGTTTTAGTTAAGGTTCTACCTTTTTCATTGCTAAATCTTTTATAAACAGCTCCCATAAAATCATTGTTACCGTTTAAGACTGCAATTAGTCCTGGTTGGATTCTACCGTCAGAGTTATCGTCAGTGTAAGGACTCTGCTTTTCGTTGTCGATTAAGAAGAACTTTACTTTAGTACCACCTTTTTGCTTGTAAGCAGTCTGTGGATCTATTTCTAACAGGTCGTGGTCTTCAACCTTATCTAGTTTAACTTGAGTGTAGTTATAGAACTCTTGAGCAAGACCTTTATCCCAGTTTGTTTTCTTCTTAGGTGTTAGCAGTTGTGCAAGCTTCATTGACTTGAATGCTTCTGTAAGCATTTTAGACTCGTTAAGGCTTTCTACAAACTTAGAGAAAGACTCGATGATAAAAGATTCACCTTTAAATTCTTCAGCATTCTCTTTGTCCTCTTTGTCAACATCTTCAACTGGGTAAGTTTCACCACCCACTGTAAACTCTTTCTTGCCATCAGCGATTGCTTTAGCTCTTGCTGCACCGAAAGCATTACCTTCCTCGATAAAATCATTTATTACCGATTCCTCTAATTTCTTAGCAGCTAATTCTGGATCCTTCTTAGAAACATTATCTAAATAAGAACCATCTCCCCAGAATTTAACAACTAATTCAGTTTGAGTAGTTGAATACATACCTGGTTTGTAAACCGCAATGTCTCTTAATTTCTTGTTAGAAGCAATAGTTTTCTTCATGAAGTCAAGAGCTTGCGCTTCGCTTCTAAACTTTTTCATTTGTGACATACCATCACTAAAGATAACCTCGTAGTTTTCAGAAACTAACGATTCATTGTATAAATGAACATAGTTGCTTCCTTTTTCAGAATAAACTGATTTGATTTCAAATTCTTTTTGTCCTTTTGTATAGTATGCTTTAAAGAATAAATTTTCATCAAACTCTCCAAAGAAATGATCTGATTTACCGATAAAGAATTCAGCGTTTGGATAAAGCTCCAAAACTTCTTCTTTTGTTTTCGCGTTTAAAACATCTCTATTAAAATCTTTTACGAATTTAGCTTCAGTAACTACTGATTCGTTACATAAAGAATGTAATTCCTGTGCAATCTTTTTTGCTTTAGAACCTTTATGTCCGTATGCTTCGACTGTATCTAATGCATCTTCCATTTCCATTCCATGTAATTCTCCCATGTCTCCGCCTCTCTCATCTAAAAGATCGTTTAAAATGTTTACAGCTTCTGATTCCGTAACTGATTCTTCTTCGTTAACTACAACTGCAGAAAGCGCTTTCTTACCAAACTTAGAAAGTGCAATACCTTCTTCAGATACGTTAAAGAATCTAGCGTTTCTCTTCATCCACTGTTTTGCGTTTGCAGAGTATTCGCTTAAGATATTGTTAAACTCTTCTTCAGTAAGGGCTCCGTCAGCAATTGCTTCGAGCATTTTATTTCTGATACGAGCTGCTTTACCAACTGTAATCGCTGGGTGATTCTCAGTGTAACGTCTCTTTAGAGTGATCTTGGCCTCATTAACATCAGCACTTTCTTCAATATACTCAGCTAATTCTGGGTCATCCCAACCATATTCACCGTCGGCTAAAACTGTTTCAAGATCTTCTCTCTTACCAGTTAGTTCAACTTCAGGCCAGCCTGAAGGGCCTCTCATCGTTAAGATCTCCATCTTTACTTTATTCTTCTTAAGTAGTTTGGCTAGACCTTTTGATTTAGGGTCCATTGCGTCCATTGTTACTGTTGCCATTTCTTTATCTTTTGTTTTTTTATATATTCTTTGTAAATTGATCGAAGGTCATAATGGTTGACTCGTTAGTTGCCATTGAGGCCTCTAGTTTGTCTTTTAAATCACCATACATAGAATGTATCTCTTTTGGTGTAAGCTTCTTAAAAAGCGTCTCATCGTCTGCTAGCATTGCTTCTCTAACTTGTGTTGCTGAAATATTCTTGCCGGTTCTTGGAATCTCAAACAGGCCAAAGTCTGCTCTAACTCCTAGATCCTCTCTGTATTGTTGATTGTTTACTTGAAATCCATAGTTTTTCATCCTGTCGGTTCCTGTTCCCCAAAGGACTGGTTCATATCCATCTCCTCTCATTGCGTTAAACATTTTATCAATTCCAGCAGAACCTTCAATTACATATACATCCTTAATTGGGTACTTTGACTTTAATTTGTTTAGCATCTCAATCTGTAGATCTTCATCATAAGGTCTCTTAAAAGCATCTTCTTTCTTTTTAGCTTTTGCCTTTACTAGAAAAATAACTACTGGGAATCCATTCTGCTTACTAATCGTCTCAATCACTTTAGCATGTCCAAGCGTAAATGGTTGAAATCTACCCACGAACATGTTAACAGGCTTCTTGCCTTGTTCAGCATATTTAACAGTTAATGCTTCAGTAATTGGGCTTACTTGTGTTTGTAAATTCTGTGTCTTTAGATAGGTGTTGAAGTTCATAACGTCGCCTTCGTTTGTTTCGCCCATCACTAGAGCTTCAATCTTAGCAACGATCTCGTTGATCTGCTCCATTAAAGCAGCGTTGATAATATCAGTCTCTTTAGTTCTCTTCTTTCTAAATGAACCCAGCGCAATCTTGTAAAGCTCTGCTAGAACATCTTTCTGAACCAGTGATAGTGTCTTTTCGTTTTTAATAAATGTAGTATTGAGTGCAAACTCTTCGCCTTGTGCAAAGTCTGCTGAGTCAAAGCTAGCACCAATATATTTTGTTGCGTGCTTTTCTACATATGAGTTAAATAGGATTGAAATAAGTTCGATGTACCTTATGTCGGTATCATCTTCTTTAAGTTCAATGCTAGGAATATCGTATTGTGAGATGTATTCTACTAGATCTAAGATTGAGATCTGATACATGTCAGATGGATTGCGGCTTTCTCTTTCAGCCTTGTCAAATCTCTCAAGCTTAAAGTTCTTAACTGACTTACCGTCAAAGAAGTTTAAGATTAAAGAGTCAATGTCTTTTTCTAAATCTAGATTAAGACCTGTTGAGTTCAAGCCTTTATTAAAGATATTATAGATCTTTCTAGTAAAAGAAGCGTCTGTAAACTCTTTCTTGAATTGAGTTTCGCTCATTTCTAAAAGTTTAACCAACTCTTCTTTCTGGTAGTCTGACAATTTACCTTGGAAAATAACCTGCGGTCTCTGTACGTTTAAAATGTCTGCCCACTTGTAAAGAATGTTTGGGTCTCTAATCACCTTCTTGATTTCAGTAGGATTGCTAGGACTCATCACCTGAATATGTGTTAAGATCAGGTGGTTCTTTGGTAGCTTGTCGTATTCAATGTCTACAGTCTTCTTATCAACCATATAATCAAAGCCAAACTTCCAGTCAGTTGGCATCTGTTCAGCAATGTCACCAGAAATTGATTTAAAGTACTTGATGGCATTTTCATAGTACTTTACAATAGTTCTATCAACTTTGTTCATTGCGTCCTTAGAACCGCTCTTATAATACTCAAAACCGCTGTTAGTTTTTCTAACGTGGAATGAGGATGCTTGAATCTTCTCAGAAACAACGCATGTGTTTTCTAGAAGTTGCATGAAGTCGTTTCTGTTAGTCGACTCAAAATATGTCTTAAGGTTCTGTAATGCCATGTGTTATGTTTTATCTACCGTATTTTATAAAACCCATAAGCTGGTTAACTGCAGCGAATGTTCCTGTTAGCTTCATAGTCTTGCCTTTGTATCTAAAGACAATACCCTCTGTTGGTATAATTGATTCGATACCTCCGATTCTTTCAAGTCTTTCAAGTTCTTTAGCAACTTTTTCAATGTCCGAAACATCACCGCTTTTTCTAACTGCTTCCGCTTCATCTTTTAATTGCTTTTGTAGTCTCTGCATTTCTGCAGCTGGATTAGCAGCCACAAAGTTAGATGCGTTCTTTAAGATAACACTACCTAGTTCAAGAAATAAATCTTCAAAAGGTCTCATGTTCTCTTTTTGTTTTTTCTTTACATCTTCTTTGTCAAACTTTTTAATTAGAGCAGCTTTATCTTTACCTAACTCTTTATCAAGACTTCTTATATTAAGAGTCTTCTTATCATCATACGCCCATCTTAATAAAAGTCCTTCTTTGTGATCTTGTGTTAGATCCGGAAAGTTCTTATCGATAGTTTCTCTCCACCACATTTCATGATACATAGAAACTTCATCAGCATCTGTTAAGTTGTACTGTTTACGTAGATCTTCAATTTGTTTAAGGAATTTAGCTTTGTTTGCATCGAAGTCAATATCCTTACCCATTTTAATGATTTGTGGTGGGATAATTGAAAATGTTTTACCCATATCAAGTTTAAGGTCTTTAAGAACCTTTGCAATTGATGCTGCGTATTTTGTTTCATCTCCTATTTCATTACCATCACCATCAGTATGTTTAATACCATGGAATTGAATAACATCCCTGTCGTAATAAATTACATTTGGGTTCTTCGAGTAGATTAGCTCCATATTCATAAAACTCTTACCATTATTAAAAACCTCTAAGTCTTTTGCTGGTAGCTTATTTAATGAATTTGCTAAATCTTCTGCTGCGAATTGAAAAGTATCTCTTACTAGTGGACTTTTATGTGCTTCAAACTTTTGTTTAAAAGTTTTTAGATCCATTGGATTCCTCATATCATTAATACCTCTGGCAAATTTAACCTCACCATCCATTACAGTTGCAAATAAGTTTTGTCCGTCGGTCTTTTCGGTAACTTCTTCTTCAAAGTTAAGTTCGCCTCTTAAGCCAAACTCAACGATCTTTTTAAAGTCACCAAATGTCAATTCTTTTTCGTCGAACGGATGCGACATATGACCAGCTGCACCGCCCTCTAGAATGAGATTTGCATCTACCGGAGCAGATGCTTTCTCAACTAAAAATTCTTGATATGAAAGTAATTTTCTCATTGTTGTAGTTCTTTTTATTGATTAGCCAAGTGAGCTTTGCAAAATACCTGCAGCCTTACCATAATCGCCATCAACTTTACCTAAGATACCATCAACAACTTCTTGCGCTTTTGCTTCATCAAAGTCTGCTCCGAATGCTTTTTGAAGTATTGTGAATGCATATTCTTTGAATTCATCATCAGATTTAATTTCAGTCTCGTTTACTTCAACAGACTCTTTAAAATGCTCAATATCTTTGTAATTGATTTCAAACTCTTCACCATCTTGATCTAATGCAAATACTGAATCGTCATTCCACATATCTGTGTTTTCGTCATTACCGTTATCTGGATTATAGATGATGTACCATTTTCCATTAACTAGGATTTCAGCATCATCATGATTCTTGATTAACTTTAAAAGCTTCTTCTTATCGTATTTAGCTTCGTTTACTGATTCTTTAGCCTCATTGGTAGATTCTAATCTCTGTGATAATTCATAAAGCTTTTCAGTTCTAGAAACTCTTTTCTCTTCACCTTCAAACTGTGCATTAAAAGAGTCAAGAAGTGCTTGTGCCATGTTAGACTCTCCGATTTGATCTAAGTACATTGCAAAACCTTCAGTAATACCAATACCTGACCAATCACCTGCATTTGCAAGATCTGAGTAGTATTTGTCTGCTATAGTTTTTATCGTCTTAGCTGAAATTCTAATAACTTCACCATCCAAGCCTTCTACTTTAACTTCTAGCGGGCTAATCTTACCCTTAATCATGTTCATTGTCACATTGGCCTCGCGTGAAAAGTTAGCGTCTTCCATTGCATAGAAATATAACTCTTTCAAGAAGCCTAGCATTGTTACTTTATCCGCAGCAAGAGCTGTTAACTTGGTATCAAATAATCTGGTTAGTCTTAAAGCTACTTTCTTGGCTGTTCTCTTACCACTGATTGCAATAACAGCCTCGTTTACTGATTCAACTACTTGTAATACAGGGCTACCATAAGTATCTCCCATGTACCACTTTCCATCTCGTTCATCATATAGATAAACGTATTCAGCTCCACCGTCGTTAGCAACTTCTTTAAAGTAACCTTTAATGTCAGCTGCGTTGGTCCATGTAGTAGTCATATCTTTGTTCTCTCCGCGATCTCTACCGTAGAATAGAGTGGTTCCCCTTACTGGACTATTAAAGTCTTGCTTTTTACCGATATTCTTGTCTAAATATGAGATACCAGACTTACCTAGTTTAACTAGTTGGTCAACACCTTTCTTGTCGTAGTTCTTAATCATTGGTACCATGTGGTCTGGATAACCATCATAGTGTACATAGACCGATGTAATCCTACCTTTCTTATCGATCTTCCCTACTTGAGATCTTGTGCCTTCTAGCAATAGTGCAGATTCTGTTAAAGTACCTAATCTCTCGTTAAATTTAGGCTTATCTTCTTCAGATAATTCACTCATTGAAGTTACACCGAATTCAGATAATAAGTCCTTAAAGCTATTTGCTGAAGCTTCCCTTTTTGCATTCAACTCTTCCTCAAGTTGAACCTGATCTTTTTTTGCCTTTTGCTCAGCAAATTGTTCAAATGTTACTAATCGTTCCATTATATGTTTCTTTGTTTTTAAATTTGTTATTACAGTATTATATATCACCTTCAAAAGTGACGTTTTTAATATCGTACTTGAACTTCTGTTCCTTGTAGATTTTCTGTCTAGCTTTAGCATGTCGAATCAGGTAGTTATCCCAGTCCGGCAGACTAATATCATCTACAAAATCTATAATGTTAACTGAGTCTTTTGAAGAGTGTTGTCTAAGCCCTCGACCAATCGACTGGCGAATGATAACTTCAGACTTAAACGACTCTGTAAAGAATATGTTATGGATCTTTTTAATTGAAATACCGGTCGAAAATGTACCATAAGAGGCTACAATCACCACTTCTTCACCCGCCTCCATCTTCTTCTTGTATTCTTCGCGAATATCTTTATCGGTACCGCCGTCGACATAGTAGACCCGTTTGTCACTCTCTTGGCGCAATTTCTCATAAATACGCTGACCATGTTCAATGCGGTGGAAAAGTACAAGGGAATTGCGTGGTATTCTGGAAATAACGTTACAAATAAAGTTGAGCCTACCTGGCGAATTGATAACGTAATTTTGTTCAAATTTAAAGACATCTTTGCTTTCATATTTATTGAATGCCATCTCTCTAAAAGCCTCTTTTGTAGACTCAGTAGCATAGTCCATCTTAATTACCTTTACATTACATTTAGCAATGTGACCTTCATTCTGTAGGTAATTGGCAGTCACCTCTGTAATTACAGGGCCTGTATGTGACATTAAGGTTAATCGGTCCAATGAACCTGGTTTAGGGATCGTACCTGATAGTCCGAATCTATAGTCTGCATTCTTACACTTAGATAGAATGGTTTTAATGGACTGTGACTTAGCTTTATGTGTCTCGTCAATGATAACTGCATCAAACTGATCGAAGTACTCAGCCTTCTTCTTAACAAGCGACTGGTATGTGCCGATCACAACATTACGCCCAGCTCTAATCTTCTGGCCACTGTAGATCTGCTGTACTTTAATACTAACTCTGTTTTGCCAGTTATAATCTAAGAAGTCTTCAGATGCTTGAACTACAAGCGAAACGTTAGGTACAATAAAGAGTATCTTCTCGGCCTTCTGCTTCTCTAACGTATAAGCCACAGTCAAGAATGAGATTAAGGTCTTACCGGCTGATGTAGCCAGCTCTGCTAAACAGCGCCTAAATTTTAGGATGTTAAAAGCTGCGTCCATCTGATAGTCTCTAGGTGAGATACCGTCTGGGTGACCATCAAAAAAGTCTAACGCCCATTCTTCAAAAGCCTCTTGTTGAATGTTGCGGTCAAATAGTTCAGTGATGCCGTTCAGTTTTAGATCATAGTTATAATCTTTAGCAATCAACATAACTTCACGCCATAGGCCTGACGGGATCCACGTATCGTCTTTAATATATGAGATGTAGCCATCCCAAAGACCTTTCTTTACCAACGGGTTAAAACGCCATGATTCAATCCTCTTATTTAAGGATATGTTGAGTTGCTCGAGCTCCATGTCTGTAGCCGAGTCAATTCGTAATAGCTGTTTATTTTCCGTTAGTGTAAGTTCCACTCTTATTATAGATCTTTTAGAGCTAGCCTATTTCTAATAGCAAAGCCCATATTATCTAGAGTCTTAACCGACTCTTTCAAAAATTCAAGTTGATTTTCTAGGTGTGAAAGAATCATGTTCTCATCTCTGAGATCAGTCTCAATAAAGCGTTCTTTCTGCTTCTCGCCTAGTTTATAGTCGTATTCGTAGTATCTTATATATGCCTCTCTGTATCTAGAGCCAATTGTGGCTTTCTGCTCTTTTACCTTCATGTTGATATAGGCCATGTTGTCTATCAAGATCTGTCTTGTAGATAACACTTCCGATATTACATCTTCTAGTTGATTAATGTTCTTTAGGCCTTTGGCAAGTTCTTTAATCTTATTAGACCAGTTGGTGCGTTGGGTGCTTAATTTTTTGTCAAGCTCTAGTATCTTTTCTTTGCTCATTCAATATATCTTTAAAATAGAGAACCTTTGTCTCTACTAGGTTTTATGTACTTGGCAGCCGTCTGTTTCTTCTTCATCTTTGGCTTGCCGGCACTAAAATCCTTTGGTGTAAACTTAAGCTCAATTTGCTCAAAGTCAATTAAGAGCTTATGACCTTTGAATCGGTCGCGGTCTCTATAAAAATCGTCTAATTCGTTGTCAATCATTAATTCATCTATATGTACCATAGGTCTAATTGACTTGATGTGAAATAATCGTTAATCTTCTTATGTGCGTCGTTTTTAAGCTCGTAACATTTCAACATCAGATCATTTAGATCCTTTATATCATATTTATCTAGCTTAAAATCTTGTAAGAATTTCTGCCACATAAAGACTGGTCTGCCCTTCTTAAGCTTCTCAATCATCTTCTTCTTACCTGTTTTATCGTTGTCAAACATATATCTGACAGTTGCCATTTCATCAAACTCTTCTGTCGATCTACCAGCAGTTGCAAGTGCAAGTGAGTTGCTCATGAACTTGGCGTCAAGAGGACCTTCAAACATTGTAACGTCTCTTTGGAAATTAAGTTGCATTATACCGAAAAGTGTAGATGCCTTGTTAACTCGAGCCAGTTCATCTTCAGTCAGACCATGCTCTTTCTTCATCTCTTCATAGAGCTTACCAATATCGTAGGTCAAATAACGTTGACCGTAGCCTTTCATTCTTCTACTCTGTACGCCAATGATATTACCGTTAGCGCCAAAGTTTAGGATCCAGAGCTTATAGGTCTTAGGTGAGTAGAGAAACTCTTCGGCTCTATTATGTAAGAGTCTTTCTTTTAGTTTAAACCAGATCCAGTCGCCAGGTTGAACCTCTTCCGCATGTGCAAATTTCTTAAACTCATCAACTGTAATTGCAATATCGTTTAGCTTCTTTAAGATGTTGTGTTGCAAAGCATCTGACTGCTTCACCTTCATCTTATTGCTCTGAATATAGTCAATAACGTTAAATGTGTCTTGGCTCTGGCCCATCCGAACCTGAAAGTCCTTGGCCATTGTGTGGATATTCGTATGATGTCCACAGTTATAACAGTGATACTGTAAAGTGTCCCAATATAAGTTGCCACGTTTCTTTGTGTCATCAGTATGCGAGTCACCACAATAAGGACATGCCAAGACTATTCGTCCTGGCATGTCTTTTAGCATTTGCTTATTAGGTGCAGAATGTTCTTGTACTGCTATTTCTTTAAGAGTACTTTTTATTCTGTCCTTTAAGTCATCAGTAAGTTTAGATGTCGAGGTCATTCAAGAAAGAATCTAAATCATCATCTGCGTTCACGCTAGAAGAGCTGCTTGCGCTAGCTGCTTCTGCTTCAACTGCTACTGGTTCTTCTTTCTTAGGCTCTGCCTTAGCTGCACTTTTCTTTGGTGCTGGGCTAGAGATTTCAGAGATAGAATCACCTGGATTTAGATACATTCTAAGGACGTCGTTTACGAAAGCACGAGTTGTTTCGTCCCACGCTTGATAGTCATACGTAGCAAGCGAAGGTGCGTCTTCTAGCTCTTCTTTAATAGTAGCCATGTTCTCTTTGTTACGTTCTGCCGGAGCATCGCCTAAGATAATAGCTGACTGACTTGAAGAGAATTTAGATTTGTCGTAGTTGTTGTATTCACCTTGACGAGTGATAATCAACTCAAAGTTCTTACCTTCAAATAGGTCAAATACTTGTGTTGGCTCACCGAAGTCTGGCTTCAACTCAGCGTCAATCTTCTCTTTGATTTTGTAACCGAACTTAAAGACTTTGTAAGTACCGTCTAAGTCTGGGTTTTGTGGATCTTTAATGATCTTAATCAACGCGTAGTACTGTTGACGACGCTTCAATTTTTCTGAAGCTTTACGATCAACTGCAGAATCACTTTTACGCAATTTCCAGAATACGTCTGCAATCGGGCATTTCTCACCAATTGAACTTGGAGAGTCTACCAGTTTACCTTCACCAGATGAATTAGTCAACCAGTGTACGTACTTTTGAATAAGAGAGTTGCGTGGATTCTCTGGGTTAGGAACAAAGCGGATTAGTGCTTTGTAAGTTCCATCTTTGCCATCGTCGGCTGATGGTTTGTAGACTTCATTTGCTGAAGTGTTTGCTGCGGGCTGATGCGTTTCTACGTCTTCTACGCCCAAATTGAAAATGTCAAAATTGTCGCTCATTTTACTTTAATTTACTTTTTAAATGTTTAATTCCTTGAAATTACTTTCAAACCTTATAGTTGCAATTAGACTATTGTTTCAGTCGAGTTGAGAGTTAATATGTCTCCGTTTGAATCTTTCCACTTACCATCCTCAGTCTTTAGCAACTTCGCTTTGTGTAGTAGTTCTTCGCGATCATCGTTTGAGATCGAACCGTGTAACACCATATTTGTTAGAATGCTATTAAGCTGGAAATATTCTGCCGTGCATAAACATCTACTCGTCATAGTATAATCTGCTTGCATGTATTATATATCTAGCTAACAGATTGTTTCAACTGAAAAAAGTTGAAGTTTTTTTGAACCTTTTTGGAACAAATCCCCAGGGCTTGCATATAATAAATGTCTTTTCGGGGAGAGATAAGGTTAGGTTAGAGTTGGAGCAGAGATCATGGCTGCAAGAAAGAAAGCGTCGACGAGGTCATCAACAGGTTTAGGCACCTTTTTCCCACAGTCTAGCTCTTTAATCCGAGCGTAGAATGGACTCTTAAGCAGAGACTTGTCATCTATTGAATTAGCAACGAAAGCCTCGAACACTTGAGACTTATTCATATTACCTTTACCAGCGAATTTCTTAATTGTCGTCGGAGCGACCGTTAGCAAATCTTCCGGCTGTAGAACTTTCAACATCTTTAGTTTTAAGATTGCTGCGCCGGCTGCCATATCGATCATATTGTTAGTGCCCATCTTTGAGCCGTATGAAGTTCCTTCGAATGCAATAGTAAATGAGTCGCCTGGAAAGGACTCTTGTAGAATGAGATTAATTATTTCATCAGCCATTCGATCGTAGCGCTTTACTTTTGCAAGTTCAGAGCCCGAATAGTTTTCATCATTTGTAAAATCTGGCTGAGTCACCATCGTTACATCTTGCAACATGCCTAATTCTTCTTGTAAGGCTTGTTCTTTCTTTGTGCCTGTCTTCGGCTTAATGTAACCAATAAATTTATACTTCTTACTCTTATCGTTATATAAGCAAATACCCGGAGAGTTTAAGGAGAAGTCAACTGCGATATAGTTCATTTAGAATCTTTTACCAAGACTAGCGCCTAAAGCAGCACCTACTAGTCTTGAAGTTAATAGATCATATAATACACCCTTCTGAACACCAAGTACTTTGGCAAGCATCTTACCAACTGACTTACCTAATGCAAATCCAGTTAAACCACCGATAATAGAGCCTAATAAACCCTCGTTTGTAATCTCCTCGTTAAGGGCTTCAATACTCAAATTACCTTCAGCATCTGAATATTTTTTCATGAATTCATCAATAGCGGCATCTACTTGGGCCTCTAGTTCTGGTGTCCATTCTTCTTGTAGGCCCTCTTTAATTAGTGCCATGTCAGTTTCTGTTACATGTTCTTCAACTAAGTATTTGTCAAATGTCTTCATTTTATGTTAGTCTATTTCTAGTCTTAGGTTTAATTTATTGTAGTAAAATGTTACTTCAAATGTGCTGAATTCAGCAACGTTATCCGCCATGCTTAAGCTTAGGTCATTAATTGAATTCATAATCACATGCTCAAATTGCATATAAGCCACACTGCTTCCTTCCGAGTCCAATATCCTTAAGGTCATCGGATCTATATATGGTTCTGATGTCGTCCTTGCATAATAATAAAGCAAGGTGTCCATCATAATCCAGTAGTTTATATATCCATCCAACAGTTGAAAGGTCACTGTAAACTGCCTATTAACCGTATTCTGTATTGGTATTGCACCTCTGTGATAGCGTGTTGTACCGTCGTTATCAGCCTGTGTTGTTGGATCAAAACTTACACCAGGTATGTTTAAACCTTGAATTGAATAGTTCACAAAGTCTACTGGCTCTGCCAAAAGACCACCTGGAATTTTATTCAGATAAGGCTTATACTTTTCAGCAACTTCTTCTGGAACAAACTTTCTTGGAAAACGAAAGTCAAATAAGTTATTTCTACTGTTTAATATCATTAGCCTGCTCTATATCTTCCTGTTGTTAACATAGTTTCTTCGTTACCGTTATCCAGAGATATGTAGAATCTACCTCTGTTACGGCCATTAATGATCTTAGCATTTCCTTCATCAATCTTAAATAGAACTTCACCGTCGATCATCTCAATGTCTTTATGTGGATAGTGGTTAAACTTAAGAGCCTTTTCACCTCTACCAACAGTTAGGACAACGTTTTCAATATTATTTAGTGAGATATATTCCAGATCATCGCCTTTCTTCTTAGCAAATTTAAACTTAACATAAGTTGTAAAAGGCGGGATAGTTATAACAGACTGGCCGTTATTCACGTAGTCAACTGCCTCGACATCTTCAATCTCAAACGTATTTGGATCTGATAAGCTCGGTACTGCTTGAACCGGAGCTGTTGAAGTTACAACGTTATGTCTTTCAACCAGAGCAATAACCTGTTTTGTACTTCTAGGTAGAGCATTAGTCAGAATATCCTGAATAATCCTATTTGGTGTTGTATTCGGCAGAATGTTGTAGATCTCAGTTAGCTTGTTTGCAGAGCTAATAGTTAACTTCTGTAGAGTCTTACCGTATTTAGCAGCCTGTGGTACTGTTAAACTCGCTCTCTTTACGATTTGAGTATTATCCGTTGTGTTGTAAATTCTCATCGTTACGTCGATTGAGAAATTAACCGCTGTATTTGCATTTTGAATAACTGGTCGATATACAACTGGAGTATCAAAATCTTCATATTGCATAAAACCGGCAGTTGCTGTCTTAATATTAGAAACACCAACTTGCTCAAAAACTTCAATGTCAAAGAAGACTGTAATATCATCTTGGCTAGTCTGAATTCTATTCAGGATATAGCCCTCAAAGTTAGAAGCAGAATTGTCTTTCTCTCCATAGATCTTAAAGTAGTCTCCATCAAGAGCATCTTCAACAACAACTGTAAAGTCTTGGAATTCATCCTCTCTTGAGATTGTAAACTTATTCTCTTCGCCAGTATAAATATAATCAAAACCAGCTTCAGCTGAAAGCGTATCGATCAGTTTAAAATTAATACCATAGTTAGAGGTCTGTGAAACGTCAGATGAGAATTGAGTACCGTCACCGTAGAATCTATCTAAGAACTCTTGATTCTGCTGTACTAGAGTTGGTACCTTTACTTCAATAAACTTAGAGTAGAGAGTCTCACCTAGAATAAAAGGCTTTGGATTAGCGTACTCGTAGTTACTCTGATTCAAGTAGACTAACTGTGTTAGATAGTTCTTCACGCCAGAAGTTCTATCGGCAGTTACTTCAAACAAGAAACCCACATAGCCTCGGGCAGCGAAAGAATAGCCACTTCTTAAATGTAGTCTAATTGTATCGTACTTGATATAATTGATAGCAAGAGTATTCGCCGCCTGGTTGGTCACCAGCTCGCCTGAGTTTGATCCTTGCCAAACTGTTGAGTTGTTTATGTAATTGTACTTATCGTAGACTCCAGTTGAGTCATAACCAATCAGAGCATACTTTGTTTTATCGTCTTCATGTTGGACGGCATGAAAGCGACCTAAAGTCTGATTAATGTCATTGCCAGTATCTTCATCTGGGTTTGAGAAGAGTGGATTAGCTCTACGGTCAACTGTAATTTTACCACCAACTCTGTTTGGATAAGTATAAGTAGTTTGACCGTCTGTGTTTGGTGCAAAAGTTAAAACTTCAGCTACTGCATCGTAACTTTTTATACCTAATGTACCTTCAATATCAAAGTCTGTAGGTACTGCAAGAGCGCTTACGTTAAATTTATAAGTCTTACCGTTCTGTAATAGTAGAGTTCTAGCGGCAAATCCTTCAACTGCAATGTAGGCTCCATCATCAGTTACATCGAAGTTGACAACGTCGCCACCTAATTCAGAGATCAGGTGTCTTTGAGCAAATGGATTGCCTTGGTCCGTGTCCAAGAACATAACCTCAGAGCCATTATCGTCTACGTCAATCTCATACGCGTTTGGGTTAGATTGATCGTGATAGATGAACTCTAAAAGTACGTCGTCGTCTATTCTAAAATATCTTGATGATTGTGCCATATTAAAATCTTAACCATTTAGGTGACCAGAAAAGACCTATGCCTAGACTAGGGCCATAGCTAATTACTTGGTTATTGTTTAAATTTACTCCATACCCAACGCCTAAGCCTATAGACCAGCCAGATTTCTTCTCATACTTCTGGTTCAACTTACTATTTATCAGGTTTATATTTTCAATGTCAGTTATTATAAGGCCAGGATAGTCCGTTGTAATCTTAATCTCATCTTGGCTATCTCCATCAGCATCTTCAATCGCAGCATAAAGGCTCATTTCCTGTTGAATTGAAAAGATAGCGTCCCTGTACAGTAGATTATCTCCATCCCTATAAACAAACATACTACCGGCTAAATTCCTAGTATTGCCATGACCAAAGTCATCAAATCTATCAAACGTTACTTTATCAGTAATTGAGTCTATTCTTTCTACAGAAATAGCAGCTAGCAAACTATCTTTAATCTTAATATCTGCCGAAAGAAGAGTGTTAACCTTGTTCAAGTCCTTATTAATATCTAAAACACCCCGGTACTTAGCTATTAAACCATGTTGTTCTTCTTCTAGGTTAGCAATATCAAACTCATAACTCTTAATCGTAGCAGCTTGCTTACCATTTTTAAGTTCTAAAAGTCTAACTGTATCTTGAGCTGCCTTGTAATTATTAAAGTTTCTATCTGCAGTTTCTTCAACTTGATCGACTTCTCTTTTTAGATTAGAGATTTGATTACATTGTTTTAAGAATAATAGAGCAACAAGAACAATTATCAAGAAGTTCCTGAGTTGCTTATTTTGCCAAATAGCTTTTAATTTATCTAACACGTACGTTAATGTTATCATGTCTGGTTTTGGTTTTGGTTTTGTGTAAGTTCAGCTTCAGTGTAAATAGCAAGAGAATTAGAACCAAGATCATATGAGTTTATATCAGTAGGCATGCTAAAGTTATACTCTAATGTAATAACTTCACCTGGTGTAGTTGATGTTACTTTTAAATCATCAATATCTAAATGCTTAGCGTGGTGTGAATCGGCTGATTCTGACGCTTCGTTAGGTATAAAACCAGTACTATCATCTACTTGTATAATTGTAAACACATTCATACCTGGTTCAATAACTCCAAAATATCTAACATTAACTTCAGATGTAGTACCGTCTTGTGCTGTTAAACTAACAGATATTGGGAATACAACTCTAGTATCTGTAAGACCAGAAGTATATGGGAAAGTAGCTGGTTTACCTATTGCAAATGCAGCTCTTCTAGAAGGTGTAGAAATACCAGATGATCCGCTTGTGCCATCAAAATTAATATCTGGTGTTTCTGTACTTAAGTTAGTACTGGCTATTGAATAAGGGAAATAATCGATTCTTCCCCAAACCGTTACCATATGCCCAACTTTAACATAAGACATTTTTGTTTTATTGTAGTCAATGATAATAGCTACGTTTGCGCTTGATAGAGTACTTCCAACCTGTGGATCCCAACCAAGAGCCTTTATAACCTGATTTGTATATCTGTGGCTAGTTGTTGAAGCAGTGACCGTATTAGTAAATGGAGTACTGTCAGTAAATGCATCAACGTCATATTGTAATGCACTTTCTCTATAAAAGTAATCTGCTAAAGTTCTATTGGCAGCTGCAGCTCCGTTATTCTGTGCGGCAACTTGACTACCGCCCGGTGTTGCTCCATTTTCCTTAATCCTTAAACCAGAATCATTTGCCACTAAAATATCATCAGCTGCATAAATAACGTTGTTATACTTAAATACTCTATCAATATCTGTTGCTCCGTCAGCTACAGTTTCACCAAAAGTACCGACAACTTCTGTTAAGTAAGAACTACCGCTAAGATAACCAACATTAAGTCTAATCACATTATCAGTTCCATCATTATTGTCATAGTCTACTGTAATAAAAGTATCGCCGTCTGCGTCTACCATATTACCCAAAGGCTTCCAGTAATCTCCGTCTGGGTGCTGAACAAAAGTCTCTAAACTACCTTTATTACTGCTATGCCCAACATCTAAATTAGTATTGTAGCGGATCATACCATAAGCACCGGTTGGTCTATTAGCCGTAGCACCATTTGGCACTTTAATATAACCAGTAGTAGTACCTTCAACAGTCAAATTACCTCTAGCAATAACACTATCTGCTCTTAAGTCAATTAGACCTGAAGAAGTACCAGTATCTGGCCCTAATATAATATTGTTGTTAGAAGCATTAAGCTTAATCGCAGTATTAGATGTAATCTGCACTAAATCAGGTGCATTTAAGTATAAACTATTCTTAATGTCTATCTTAAAGTCTACACTATTTGTAGAAGTTCCATGGCTAATCTGGTAAGTATCAACGCTTGACTGAGTTGAACTTGTAAGATTTAAAACAGAAGAAGTGCTGTTTAAAAAACTAGCATAATTACTATATTTTGGACTATCAGGTAAAACTATATTTAACCACGCAGTTGGATTGTCAATACCATCTGTTACACCATCTTCATATCCTTCATCACCTAGAATAATAGAAACAGGCTCATCAGTATTATCATCTCTCTTCGGTTTTAATATATCAGCGTCTGTAACGCTGTCGTAGCTTATTCTACCCCAGTTGTTAACATCAGCGCCAGTTGCTCCAGTATCTCCTTTTACTCCTTCATCACCCTTTTCACCCTTTGCTCCTGTTGTACCGACACCTCCAAGTTCGCCTTTCTGGCCCTTGATCCCGATCGGTCCACCGCCGTTAGCAACAAGCTGATCAAAGTTGTAATTAGTCTTGTCAACTTTAATTACATCGCTATCATTAGTTAATATTTCTTTTATGTTGATTGCCATTTTAGGACTGTATTTTTATCATAGGTCTAATATTGTAAGAATAGCCTAGTCTTTTGTTATATATCAACCTGAAGTTTAGCGGTGTATCACCATGTAAGCTATAAGTAAAGCTCTGATCTCTAGTAAAGCCGCCGTCATCTAGACCCTCAAGACTTGAAGTGCTTAATATATTAGACTGAGCGCCTTTAAATCTACTTACCCAAAGGTCAATCTGGTCAATTGTAAACGCTTGAATCAAGTTCTTGTTTACGTAGTCCTGCATATCATCACTCAGCGTAGTCTTATCACCAATTGACTTTACCGGGTCAATAAACTGAGAAAGCGTATTTAAAGCACCGAGATCACTTAATTTTTGATAGACCACGTCATTCATGTAGAAGTCAGCAATTAGTGTCTGATCGTCTTCGTAGATTACAACATCATTCTCATTATTATTAGTTCTTAAAATATCGTCTAGCTCTTCTTCCGAGCCTGCAAACTGAACTGTAAACTCTGTTAAGAAATAAGCATCTTGTAGTTTCATGACCGTAGAACCCAGATAAGATCTTTCTTCTGCAGTATCAAAAGTACCCGCAACGTTAACCTTATTACCACCTGCCAGAGACCTTGTGTAATATCCATCTTCCCAAGAAGACTTAAAGACATTAACATCTTTGTAGTCAATTGCTATCTCATCGATCACCGGGTAAACAGGTAAAAAGTCTCCACCTTTAGTCAGTTTCAACACACCGTTCGGATTAATCTCATTAACCTTATGATAGTAATGGTTCTTAATTTTACCCCAACCTAAATCATGTGTTGACGCCTGAGGCACAATAGCTTCACCTTGAACCACCTTCATCACGTTTGAGTCTTTAATAAAACCAACGTTAAAAGCAACACCACATCTATTGAATTTATTATAGTAAGATCTAGCAACGTTAATCTCAGCTGAACTAGTCAGACTGTGTTTATATAGAGGCGTCTCAAATAGTTGTTCACGTAAATCTAGAGTAGAGTGCTTTCTATTTGTTTTAAAGTGTGTATAAATGTCCGTAAAGGTAACTACAGGTTCTAGATCTATAGTATAATCACCTGAGTGTCTTACCATGAATGCATAGTATGGATTAGTAGCTACGATGTTATAGCCTATTGTTTTCTTAGACTTATTATAATCATCATAATACTTCTCTTTAGCAGCGACCGGATCGCTTATAGTCAACTTTGCTGTAACATCAGTGCTTAATAATTTATAGCTCTTCGGTTTATCAACGTCTTCAACTGTGGTTAGATCTACCTTCTTAACAACCTCTTTACCATCATTAAAGTTAATAGTAAACCTATTATTATTTACAGTTCCATCACTCTCGATAGTTGTATAAGTAACTCTGTCATCGTTGTTGTTAAGTACTTTAGAGACATTACCGGCAGTTAATTCATTAAGTATCAATTGCTGTGCGTTAAAACCACCACCGATGTAAGTATATGTTGCGTTTTTAAGATCAGCAATATTTAATGCAACCGTATCTAAATAATAGTCCAGGTCGCTAACAGATCCTTCAACTTTAGTTGGTCTACCCTGTATGAAAAGTTCACCGTCAGATTCTACTGAGAAGACTTGTACTTGATATTCACCAATAGCACCTAAGTCAATTACAATATTATTATAAGTACCTGAAGTATTCTTAGATAGTTGAGAATCAAAATTAGAAACTGATCCATCCGCATGGTCAATACCATAAACTCGATAAGGACTTAAACCGTTAAAATTAATAGCCTTTAAGTCTAATGCCCCGGAAATGTTTATATCAGCATAAACGTATTTATTAGTAACTGTGTTATAGTTAAGTTGGTGTTTAAGTTCATAGAATAGCTTTCTGTTTAGATCTGATGCCCAAACATCACCCGTATTCAACGTAATATAGAAGATTACAAATTTAAACTTCTTATTCTGAATAACCTCAAAATCAATTGAATTGTTAGAAGCTTGATTGTTAACCTTAACCATTATACTAAACTTATAACCGTTGAACTCGGTATTCTTTACAAATTCTGAAGCTACGCTATTAACAAACTCTTTTCTAGATTTAAGAGTCACATTTAAGCCCTTAAATATAGTATTTGCAAAAGTTTCAGAAGAACCATTGTCAATGATAGTGTATTTCTTATGTAGATTAGATTTTACATAACTGTTAATATTGAAAAGACTTGAATCTCTTTCAAGTGGATCTTCATTATAAAGATCAATTTCGTGACCTTCGCCGACCATGAACATATCGAAGTAGTCGTAGTCAACTCTCTTAAATAGGTCTTTAGTTAGATCAAACCCTTTAATAAAGTTAATGTAACTAAAAGTATTGTTAATCTGCCAGAACCTTAAATAATCTGGTAAGTTTTCAATATAGAACCATTCATGAGTAAATGCTTTTATATCACGTTCTGTAACTTCAAGGTCCGGTGCAAAGTTTGTTCTACCAAAAGCACTATTAGCGTTTAAGTGATAAGGCTCTTCTCTTACAGTATTTCCATTTCTTAGAACCCACTTGTTAATATTAGGCACAACTCTTGACCCTATTGCAAACTCTTTGATTTCATTTTCAGAAAGCCTATCGTACTCACTTCCGATTGATTCTAAGTCAACATCATCAATATCTTCGTTGCCAAGAATAGGCTGTAGATTAGCAAAATATAAATCTGGTGAAATTTCGTAAGCTGCATCTAGAACATCGGTTTTTATTAGGTCACCTGCTCCTGGACTAGTATTTTGACTAACCCCACTATAAGGTTCATAAACTATCTGGTCTGTTGTCTCGTAATTCAATTCTTTAAGATTAGAATTAGCTGTATCGTGGAAGTCAAAGTCCATATCGTAAATTGAGTATGCTGAGAATAGACCCATCGTTAAGTCTCTATCTACAAAAACTCTAACCTCACCATCCTTAACTGAGTTCTCCAAAGATAATATAACCTTTAAGTAATCACCGGCAGGGTCTGTAATATCTTGAACAATATCTACGACTCTATTATAACGCCCCTTATATGCAGTTGGTAAATACTCACCTACACTTATAATTGGAGCAGTTTCTTTAGTCACTAAAATACTCTTATTCTCTAAATTACCACCTTTAAAGAAATACGCATCCCAGTTGCCAGAAGTACCGATAGCTAAATCTCCTAGCTCTAATTCGTTATCAGAGTCTACGTTAATAGCATCAAACTCCAAGAACGGTAGTGTATTATTCCTGTTAACTAAGAATGCTTGCTGCATAATTTTATAACCCGGTATCTTAACACTTACATAAATCTCATCACCAATGTTAAATGCATCAAAGTCTCCTCTTTCTCTAATTAACTTAGTTAAAGCAATAGCAACATCTCTAGTATTACCAGCAGCAGAAAAGTATTGTCCGCTGAAAGTTCCTTTGGTTAAGTAATTCGGGCTTGCAGTATTTGGATCTGCGGCATAATAAGATCTGTTTGGTATCTCAACGTTTGTATAGATCTCCTTTCTATTAAAGACGTTACCATTCGATGTGGTAACTTCTGGTGCTAGATTAAGTAGATTGGCTAACTTCTCGGTTAAGATAAAGCCATTGTCTAAAATTTCAAGGTTGTAAACATCAGCAAATGGAGCTGTATATGCGGTTTGTATGTTAGAAAGAGCTGTAGTAATATCAGCACCAGTGTTAAAAGTTATTGTATTACCAACTGAATCATCAATCTGAACGTTAACATTAGCTACAAATTTAACAAAAGTAAATCTATAAGACTCATTCTTTACTGTAGCCAGTGCAATTTTATCGTTGTGGTTTGGAATATCGACAACTTTAACTTTGATAAAGTCAAACCCCCTGTTAGGATTAGCCTTTATGTCAATTGTTTGACCTTTGTACTGTATACCCAGCTGTGTTGGGATCTCATTTCTAGAGTCCTGAACTCTAAGCTCCAGTCTACTATGGTCATAGCTCTTTGTATTATCTAGCTTATAGTAATTTTCGCCAGTTCTAGCATATGCTAAAATTGGCATTTCAGTTAACATCTTATAAGAAGGTATTGCCGCATAGTCAAACGTAGAGCTCATGTTAGAGTTCACAGACTTAAAGATAATATCACCATTGCTGATCGAAGAAACTCGACCAGAACCAGTCTCAATGTCATCTACGTAAAGACCAATATATCGGTTAACTGAATATGTGCTTGCATGTGGGTCATCAAACAAGAATTCCATGTTGATGATGTTTGCAGCCGCAATAAAGTTTCTTCTAAAACCATCAGTAATAAAATCATTAGCAGATACCATTGGTTTATCTTTAAGCACAAAATCATTGTACATGTACTCGGCTTTCTTAGTAAAACCACCTTTAACAAGATCGATACCGTTATATGTAGTCTTTTCATTCTCTTCGAACGAGAATGTAATAGGAGCCTTTGGAAAGGCTTGATCTTGCACGTAGTTTCTTAAATACTTACCAATATTACTCTTCTTAGTCAGATCAAAAACCTTAACAATCTCAGACTTCTCAATTAATTTTTTAATTCTAGCCTCATTGCCCAGCGCGCTGTCCGTAAAAGAAGTGCTATCCTTTGGATCGTTTATCCTGTATATTACAAACTTCTTAGGCATGTTTAAATCAACATAGATCGGAGCAAACATTCTAAACTCTTCATCATATAGTTTAGAATAGTTCATTGTCGTACCGTAGTGGTAATCCTCTTCAATCTGCTTTTCATACTCAGAGAAAACAGAGAAGTCAGAATCTCTCCTCTTGGTTGTGTAAACTATCTCAAGTGGTGTTTTATTCTTAGTGTAGAATCTAGTTAGATCATATGCGTAAGATCCTCTTGAGTTAACTGGGAACTTCTTGTAGTTAGCTGATGCTAAATCATCAGTTGCACTGATCGAATCAAGATATAGTTCATCTCTTGAGTTAACAACAAGTTTAACGTTGGTTGTCAACTTAGGGTTAGTTCTTAAAAGAGGTTTAGCAACGTTATCCAGCTTTGCATTTCTCTCTACTGCAAAGTTAGGCCCTAGGCCAGCTGGTTGAACAACACCAGTTTCACCAAACTGATACCTACTATCGTTTAATCTTTGTATACAATCACAGCAGTCTGCGTAAATACTAAGAGTTACAAAGTCACCAATACCTAAATCACTTAACTCAGACTCTTGTACAGCATCATAATATTTGACACCGGCAGATTCTTCCGCTTTTAAAAGCTGCACTGCTTCTTCGATGCTCTCTGCAATAACTGTATGCATGTAAGTTTGACAGCCAATAACGCCAGTTTCAATAGTTGTCAACTTAGGGTTAGTTCTTACTAGAGTTTCTATAAAGTCACTCATAAAGTTGTCAACGTTAGCAAAATGCTGCCCGTCGACTACATGTAAAATATGTTCGCCCGCTGTTGGATCACATGAATGAAAAGCATAAAATACTTTGTTCGCAAAAGGACTTGTACTTTGTATGTTGGTATTCGGGCTACCAGCAGGCTGAGTAAAATCAGCGCAGTTAAAATATTGTGTGATGTTAGGGCTCTCTGTCTCCGTATCACTATCGTCTAGACCGAACCATGCGAGTTGACCATCATTATTAAATCTAAATTTAAGCAGTTTATCAGTGCCAAGGCCAGTTGCATCTCCCCATATACCAAATGGGATAAGTTCAGGCCAAAATGCATGTTCAGCTGCAGTTGCAGTATTGTAGAGTAAAATACCAGCATTAGCTAAAGCTAATAGATTTGGATAAGGATGTACACTCCAGTAATACCACACTGCTGAAGTTGAATTATTGCTACAGCAGTATTCTGGAATACTATCTGAATCAGACAAAGTGTTATCACGGTAAAGTGTTATAGGCCATGCTTGTGGTTCTGGAATAGGCGGACACTCATCTTGTAACTCGGGAATCCACTTAGAATTCGGCGCACTAGAGTTATTATAATTCCAATAGAATATACCTCTCTGATTAAATTCTCTAAAGTAACCACTAAAACTAACAATACCTTGGTAAGTTGGTGTAACTCCAATCTGAACCTGAAGGCCGTAGTTAACAGCATCATTCTCATCTGGGAAAATAGGTATATTTAATAAGGATACTTGAGCTAGTGTTAAAGGACCACTAGATGTCCAATAGTATATAGTATAGAAAGGAATTGTTGAATCGGGATCATCATCTGTGACATCTTGGCATAAAAAAGGCGCATCTGCCGCTACGGTTACTTTTAATGAAAAAGCACCTGCAGTCCCAGAACTTCCACTAGTCCCAGAACTTCCACTAGTCCCAGAACTTCCACTAGTTGTAGAGGTCCCTCCCGTTGCTTGGCATATAATATAACCGCTAGTATTTAGATTTGAATAATGAGCGCCTCCTACAAAAAGATAAACGTTTACATCATTTACAGAATCTGGAAAATCATCGTCAGCGTACCAACCGTCATCTAGTGGTTGAACCAGTGCAAAATCAGAAAAAACGCCTACGTTGTACTGTATAACCTGTGCCAGAGTTAAACCAAAGCCTACTCCACCTTGGGCAGTAGAGTCATAGTAGATTGTTTCCTGGGATGCGCTGACATTAGGGTCACAAGGATTAGTGTCATCAGGGGCTGCACCAGGGTCTAATTGATTGGGGTCTTTATAATAAACTGTAATTGAAGCTGTAGCAGAAGGTTGACATTGCGTATAACTCCCCCAGCTACCACTCTGAAACTGATACACATCAACTTGATTTTGACCAGGAAAGAGAGACTCAGCATACCAACCATCTTGTGCTAAACTTTGAAATAAGCTATCATTATAGATCTCCTTACTATTACTTACAATAGTGTCTAAAGAGTTTGGTGTTAAATTACCGCCAGAACCATCAT